ATAAAAAAAATCCAAGCGACTATGGTTTTGCTCTTGGCAGAAATACAACTGTATGGGAAAGAAGATAGTTGTGAATCAAAAATCCAAGCGCGGAGGCGCCCGCAGAGGCACTGGACCAAAACCCAAGCCAGTTACCAAGCAGAAGGTAACTGTGTCAATCTACGAAGAAACTAAGGAGATTATGAAAAACTTGGGCAATGGCAATGTCTCTGAGGGTGTAGAGATAGGCGCCCGCATCTACGCTGAAATGACTGCTGATAAATTCTTCGCACGGGCGCCAGTATCTGAGCAGTGTCGATTGCTTCTAGAGATGGCGCAAAATGACCCCGACTCTATTAAATCAGAAGAAAGTCAGCGCCGCATTGCTGATGTTCTTGAAAAGATTGAAAGCTTGGGTATTGAGTGCGCGTATGAAGATGCAATGACTGATGGAATTATTGAGTCAAAAAATAATTGTTGCATTATATAGAAAAAGGAACGAGTATGCTAAAAAAATGCTTTTTAACAGATGACGAATACATCCACAACACAGCGCATTTGTCTACAGAAGAACTGGAGCAGAAGCAAGCAGAGGCGCATGAAATGAGCAATGGCGCATTCAAATGGGTTGACGAAGAGGCAATCGACCTACCCTACTCGCCAACATATCGCCACATATCGCGCGAAGACATGGCTTTAACAAAGCAGGGCAAATAACCTATCTCTATATCAATCACAGGCGCCTCCCCAAAAGATGCCTGTCTTGTAAAGTCTCGCTTAGGGTTACCCGGACGCGCGAGCTTTACGCTTTTCCATGTGCAGGAAAAATATCAATCATGGAAACCTTAACCCTAGACCTAAAATCCCTAGTCCGGCGCCTGCTCAACAAGCAACCAACCCTAGCGGCGTGGGTAGATGTATGCGATATATATATAGATAAATTCGAGAATCACTTTTCGACTTGCTTAATAATTGATTGTAAATTTGAAGCGCTCGCCAATTTTATACGCGCAAATTTAAGGGCGTTTCTTGAGCCAATAGCAAATACAAGTCCCATCCCAGTGCGTATTATCTATCAAGATACAGTGCTTGCTGCGTACTTACCTCTGTTAGAATTGTCACCAAATGATACGACAATGGGACTAACTATGGTAACGACGACTTTAGCGCCTCAACAAACTGAGACACAACCTTCAATAGCTCTAAACCAAATTCCTAGCTCAATAAGAGACTTGATTCATGAGCAAGTGGCATCTTTAAAATTACCTGTCCATTTAACCAAAGATGGTTACTCTATCCCACAAACAAGCTTTGATATTGCGTGGCAACATGTGGGTAATGCTGTATGGCAACAAGAATTCGGCAAAGAAGCACCAACAAACGGCGCCGCACCTTCCTCAGCAACAAAGCCAGCTAAACCCGCAGCCAATAACAATAATGAGAAGCGCGCTTCTTCCCAAAAAACAGAGGTGCCACGCATATTATTGATGCGCGAAAAACTCAAGCCCGAAGAAGATATTATTTTGGGCAGGAATGGCATTAAAGCAACCTTGGATAAGTTTTTAGCAAAGGTATCCTTCAAGCATTTCACGCGCGAGCAAGTCTTAGAAGGTATTGCTAATGGCTCCGACCACGGCAATCAACTACTTCAAAAGCTGCATGAGGCTTATGCCAAGAAAGATGGCATATACAAAGTGCGCCCCCAAGAATGGGAGAAAACCAAAAACAAGATAGTTGACGAGGCGAAAAAGTTATTGGCACCTCCATCACCGGAAACATCAACAGAGCAGTCAGAAGCCAAGCAAGAGGCTGAAACTACCGCGCAGTAAGGGAAACATGGGAGGATGCACCCAACTGACATTGCCTCCCTGCCCTCCTATCTATCCAAAGCTTATTTAAGTAGCTTTGAAGAAATGCAGCTCGCCCACGACGTTTACCACGACCTAAAGGGCTGCATCAGAAAGTATTTACCAAAGGAATTGAAAGAGCCTCAACAGGCATATGGTGACAGGCTCAAGCGCACCCGCTTCGACAATCGCTTCAAGCCTGCCATCGGTGGACTGGCTGGATTACTGGGGGAATTTACGCTTAACGAAGATGTGGCGCCGTCAATACTCGACGCTAAAAATAATGTCGATGGGCAGGGCAACAGTTTACACGCCTTCTTTTCCGAAGCTGATACTCTAGCGCTGCGCGATGGTTGGTGCGGCATTTACGTGGAATATCCACCAGCTAGCAACGAGATTGAATCGCAGGCCGACTTTATAGCTAGCGGCAGGCGCCCATACTTCGTATTAATCGACAGGCGCGACATATTGAACTGGCGCTTTATTTGGCAGGGCGATATTCAGTACTTAACTCAAGTCACTATAAGGGAGCGCAGAATCGTACCTGACGGCGCCTTCGGGGAGGCAGAAAAAATTTACTACAGAGTGCTAACACCTGGTCAATACCAAGTCTTTGAAATCATTGAAAATAAACAAGACTTTCAATTGTTGCTTATTGAAGAAGGCGCCACGAGTTTGGATTTTGTACCACTCGTGTATTACTCGGTCAACAAAAGCGCGTTATTTTCAGCCGAGGCGCCGTTACTCAACCTTGCTGAACTAAACATTGAACACTTCCAAAAGCGCAGCGAACTTAATGAGGTAATGCGGAAATGCAACCTGCCTGTACCAGTAAGGCAAGGGTTGATACGCAATGCCGAAGATATTAAGAAGGCGCCACCGATAATCATTGGACCAAATTCAGGCTTAGATATTCCAGCGGATGGCAAGTTTTATTTTGCTGAACCAAGCGGTGCCGCCATAGCATCAACCGAGCAGCGCATCGACAAACTTGAAGCCGCAATGGATAGACTCTCTCTCGCATTTTTAACAGGTGGCGAGAACAATCGTACTGCGACAGAGGTAATGCTTGACTCGGCACAAACCACAGCCAGCCTTAAACAACTAGCCGAACGCAAGGAAAGCAACGTACAGCAATGCTTCCAATTTTGGGCTGCCTACACGGGAGAGGTTGAAGGCGGAACCATTAGCCAAGACAAGAACTTGCTGCAAATGCCACTGGCGCCTGAAGCTACACAGCGCCTCATCGACCTCGCGCAAACAGGCTTCATTAGCCACGAAGCTTTATTGCTTTTATTGCGATTAGGGAAAATACTGCCGCGCGAATTCGATATACAGCGCGAACTACAGCTTGTTGGAAATACAAGAGGAGATCAATTCAATGAAGACCAAGCCACTAACTGATACAGAGATATTTCAACTTGTAACAATCTCCGAGCTTGATATAGAGAGAGCCATAAAAATCGCGCACCCTACTCTCAAGCCATTTTTGGAAGCTGGCGCCAAGCAAAATAAACCCGCATCCTGAAGATTCTTCAGGATGTAAGACGTAAGACAAAAACTACATCAGCAAGAATCTTGCGGATGTAACATTTAAATACATTAACTACATGCTGGAATTCGACGCGCGCTCCCACCGGTACAGAAACACGCAGACAGGTCAATTCGTGCGCTATGCCGAAGTACTGAAGCTCGCTGACGAAGAAGTAAATCGCCTAGAAGTTCGGTTGCAAGGACACGCGCGCTTGTTGAATTCTGGAAAAATTGGCATTGGCGATTTTCAAGAACGCATGGCTTCTTCATTGAAAGAGTCGCACCTACGAATGGCAATGCTCGGCGCCGGAGGCAAGAAAGGCATGAACCCGCAGCAGTATGGGTACGTGGGGCAGCAGTTACGCAGGCAATACGAATATTTATATAAATTTGGTAAGACATTAGAAGGCGCCACCTTGACCGAAGCTCAGATACTAAGACGCGCCAAGAGTTACGCCAAGAGCGCGAATATTGCGTTTAGACAAGCTGAATTTCAAGCGCGCGGCCGTGTTGGATTTTATGCCAAGCGCTTACTTGACCCACAAGCTAGGCATTGCACTGAATGTATTAGTTACCAGGTTTTGACATGGACGCTAATTTCTCAGATAGTGGCGCCGGGTGTTAATTGCTCGTGCGGCGGTCGGTGTAGATGTCGAGTAGTTTTTAGGAAGCTATGACCAACGGAAACACGAAGGAGGAAATATACACCAAACGAAAGCGATGTATCAACTGCAATTATCATGTCCCTCATGTTTCACCAGGAATTTTGGTAAAAACTCCTGGTGATTTTTTATGCCATTTTCCCTAGAACAGCGCTACAAAATACTTACGCACCTGAATACAGCGTTACTTCGCTCTACAGAGCAGCGCGCTAACTACGAAGATTGGGGCGCCGAACTTTACCATCTTTCTGCCAAGCTTAACCCCACCGAATACCAAGCCAACCGTCCACGCCCCCTAGTTTTTGAAAAAGATGACATATGGCGGCGCCTTGATAAAATCGAAGCCGAGTCAGAATTTTTAGTCAATCAAGCACTGGAAGTAGTTAGTGACCTCGATTTAGTTGAGTCAAACCTAAAAAAAGAGCGTAGTAGCGTCAACAGCGCGCTCAAAAAAGCGGATGTACTAGAGTGGGATACAAGCGCGCGTTCTGATGCGATGCTCGCTCAACGTGACGAACTAATCGAAAGACTTAGATACTTCTTAGAGCTTCCGCCAACTCCCCAACATGGCGGTGGAGGCGCGAGTTTGTACAGAAGCTAGGGACTGTTATCGGGAACTCTGGCATTGCAGATTTTATAACTTTTTACAAAATGGCAGGCTCCTTAACCGACTATTGCGAAGCGCAATTACTCAATCACTTATTTGGCGGAATTCCCTACAACTTCCCCTCGGTGTTGTACTTCGGGTATATGGTCGGCGTGCCAGGTGAAACTGGACCAGGCGCCGAGCCAAATTTTGGCAGCTACCAGCGCGTGGCAGTTGATAATAACACCATTAATTTCCCAATCACCACAACCCAAACCAAGAGCAATGCAACAGAAATACAGTTTGCAGAGGCAACAGCAAATCACGGACTCGTCCAGGCTGTTGGTGTCTGGGACTCTCCTGTTGCTGGTAACTTGTTATGTTATTTTCCTCTTGCGAATCCTATTAATATATCCGCTAGCGATGCAATGAAAATCCCCCCAGCGTCGCTAACAATAGCGTTTCAGGCTGGCGGTTTTTCTAATTACGTCAAAAATGCTTTTCTCAATGCTTTGTTTGGAGGCGCCCCCTTCAATTTAATCCCTATCCTTTACGTGGGCTATTCCACCACGGCGCCAACCGACGCAGTTGCTGGAACTGAACCATCAGTAGGCGGTTACGCGCGCGCTCAAATTGCCAACTCCGCGCAAATGTTTCCAGCGTCTTCGACAGGCGTTAAAACAAACGCACTAGCCGTTCAATTTCCAGAAGCAACAGCAAGTCAAGGCACTGCGACCCATATTCAATTCTTTGATTCTTTGAGTGGTGGTAACTATTTGGGTAGATACCCACTGGCGCCCGTACAAGCAATCAGTCAATACACAATCCCAGTAATTGGCGCAAACGGCATCAATATCACTTTGGATTAATTACCTTCGCAACCTTCGTATCCGAAGGTAGTTAACTATGTCTACTCAACTTTTAATAGGAAGCGCGCTTGCATCCCTTGCCGAAACCGAGATTGGAGAGCTAAATCTAGTCAAAAATATCGCCAAGCCAGGGCGCTTTGAAACTAAGACAGTAATGGCGGTTGGTAAAGTTGTTCGCGAGCGCAGCTTAGTAACAAAACCCTGCCTTGTTACCTCGAACATCACTGGTACAATGCGCCGGAAGCTGATTTTCCCAATTGGCTCAATGGCTACAAGCTCAAACGGCGCCGTTAAATTCTTCTTGGCGGTCAATCCCGTGGCGCCTCCCGAAGCCACTATGTACCGCGCTTCCATATCTACGCTTTTATCAGGTGGCAAAACTCCGGCTTGGCGCTCAAGTCAAATTACCAAGGGCGATTTAGTCCCAGTCACTTTCAAAGTACAAGGTCAAAAGCTCGAAGGGCTGTTTGCCGAATTTACAGCAACTCGCAAGGACGACCCAGATGCGGCGCCAATTGTTAAAACTGGCAATGCATTTCATTTGACGGCGCCTGTCGTTGATTCAAAAACCAGAATTGAAACTATGGCTGGCAGCTTCGCAATTGAACCTGCTGATACCCTGAGCTTTCCTAATCAAGAAGTTGAATTAAGTTACAGACTTAGGTTATTAGATGGAATCGGGCGCGTCTACACAGTTGAATGCGGTTCTTTTACTGTTAAAAATTGTTAAAAACATGATTCACAATACAGTAACTCAAGAGCAAATCGACAAATTGCTCGACGAAAGCGACACCCAAGAACATGTATTTTGGGGTAAAGAGTTAATGGTTAGCTATCGCCTTAAATGCGGTTTTACTGTTAGCGGACGCGCGGCATGTGTTGACCCACTAAACTTCAATTTTGAGATTGGTCGAAAAGTGGCGCGCCAAGATGCTGCAAACCAGCTATGGAAGCTTGAAGGTTATCTTCTACAGTGGCGCTTGTATGTACAAGGATTACTTTAATGTCAGACATTTCTAAGTTTGTAAAAGTTTACAAAAATAACGATTTGTTCTTATATTTTCAAGTTGACCATCGTCATCCAGAATGGCTGAAACTCTGTCTTAAGACTTGGCTTATTAATGCCAAAAATGACTGGCATAGCCCAGGTTTTTGGCTTATAGTGACGCCGAGGTATATAGCAAGGTTAATATGGCTGGCAATCAAGAACCCTTAAAGCCTGAGCAAGAACTTGGTATCAAAGCTTTTGCGGCAAGCGTAGAGAAAATGAGTCCCGAAGAAGTAAAGCGGCGATTAGCGACTATTCACGAAGCAATGCTTTATATGGACAGTTACTACCAACAAAAAATAGCGCGCGCTTGGGGAGTGAAGATTCGATGACATCGCCATTTGTTGACTTTAAAAATGCAGCGCTTGTTTTCAATGTGCCAGATGGAAGCTATACAGTTAATTCTGCTGGTAATCGCGTTGCCAATTCTCGCGCATTAAAGATTGAAGCACTGCTCAAACTGTCTAAAGACAAAGGCGATTTAACCAAATACAGCAAAGACGTTGAAGCTTATGCAGGCGCCGATGGTTACGCCTTCTTATTAGAAGGTTATTTGGTTGAGCCACTGACTTATCCATCAGAGATAAACTTCTTGATGGAAGGCGATGCTGAAATCACGCTCACTATTGGACAGCCCAAGATAGGGAGATTCAAGCTTCTACCATTAATCGATTCGCCTTATTTAATAGGCGCCGGAGTTGAAATCGTAACAGCAATAAAAGGTATATTTAGGGTAAATTGATGGCTATAATTATCGACGCGAACAAATTAAATAACGCTGTAAATAATGCATTTGATGTGGCTATTGAAGAATTGAGCGATGCTTATGACGAGGCGCTTGAAAGCGACATTTGGCAGTGGGATAGAACCACAGTTAGGCGCAACGGTGAAATTGTAGATTCTCCGCGTAACGCGGTTGATGAAGAAGAATTGATAAACTCAAAAGTGATTCTTCGCAAGGGCAACAAAGCGAGATTTGAATGGCAGGCGCCACACGCTGCTATCGTTCATGATGGCGCCACTCGCGCAGATGGCTCAGATTATCCCGCGCGTCCTTGGACAAAATGGGCGCAAGAAAACAGCGACCCATCTCTAGCAATGCAGCGGAAGTTAAACAAAAACCTTAACCAACGCTAATTATGCTTGACCAACTTGCTTTGAGAAGCGACATATTAACAGCAATTGAAAACGAGCTTGGCACCTACAAATTCCCAGACGGCGCCACTGATAAAGCAATATGTATACTCCCAGACCCAGATAGAGGGTTTAATTACCCCGAACAAGGCACAAAAGTAACTGGTTTGGAATGTGTGATTAAAAAACCTATTCCCGATGTAGCGGCGCTTCTTGGTGGAGGCGCTACTAAAACTTATTGCTGGGAGATTCACCTCAAGCAGTGGGATGCAAATAAATCTTTAATGGGCGCCTGTGATTTATTAATTAATGGGTTATCTCAAAAATATTTGATAGAGCGCACCAGCTACATGCCAATTTATGAGAAGTTGGCAACTATTGAGCAATGCAAGATATTTCTGAAGGATTTTGAAACAAGAATTTAACTAACTCTAATTCCCACAGGAATCCTAGTCAAAGATTTGACTCCGGAGTTGGAAATAAATGTCTAGAACTTTTGTAAGCGGCGGTGGCGACAAGGTAAAACTTTTCGTAGCGCTACTGCCCCTCGGTGATAGAACCGAGCCACAAGACGTAACTATTACCGCAACAAGCGGTATCACGCTAAACGCAACAACAATTACAGTAAACGCGCTAACAGGAAGCATCGGCGCCGGCACACCCTTAAAATTTGCTGATGCTGATGATGATTTTGTAATCGTTTATCTAAAAGAAGATGCGCTCGCAGGCGCCACAAGCCTAAAGATTGAAACAGGCGCCACCGCTTTAACTGGTCCACTCACCTGCACATACAAAGCCAAATTGCGCCTACTTGGTGGTACACAGATGTCCGTAAGTACCAACGCGCAGCGCACTGAAACAATGGTATTTGAAGACCCATTAGGCTACGGCGATGGCGTTATTACCAAACAAATGTGGCAGATTCCTTGGACTGCTAACTTGCTTACAGACGACGAAGCTTACCAGCGCATTTACTACGCAAATATTAATGGTGTATCTGGCCGCGAAGTTTACGTTTGGCAACAAGACCCACCTCCAGCAGGCTTCAATACAGGCGATGGATTGAAGGGTTCAACCGTAGTAACGAACTTTACTAAGCAAATGAACGCGGACGCGATTGTTACCTTTAACTGCGAATTTATGGGACAAGGCGCGCCTATCCTTACCCGTTACGGCAATGTAGTTACCCCGTAGGAACAATAGACCGGGACTTTGAAGGGAAAACGGCGGGAGTAATTAACCCGCCTCCCTCAATAAAACAGCCCCATAAACATACACAGAGTAGAAAAATGTTGAAACTTCCCTTCAAGACAACCCCAAGAGAATTTGAAAAAGTAACCGTCGGCGCCCCAGAAATTGGCGAATTAGAATTTCCCAAGTACGGCGACTTAAGTCCCAATGAGCGCGCTTATTTAAAAACACTATTAAAAGACGCGCCTGATTTAAGAGCTTCAGCAGTCAGATTGGCTCGCAAAATTTCCACTAAAAGCGGAACTAAATTAACCGATGTTTATAACGCGCTTGTGAGTGCCGACAGCGAAGCATTAGGTGAATATTTAGAAGAGTTTGTAGAATTCCAAGCGCTCATGGAAGACAACGCAAAACAGCGCGAGATTGCTCTTGTTACGAGCTTAATTCGTTATCGTCTGCACAAAGAATGGACTATCGATGACACTGGCAACCCTGAATTATTGCCACTCAAACTATTAGAAGCAATTGCAGAATTCGCGCGCAACGAAGAAAATGGCTGGCAAGAAGCGCAGCCTGAACAGCAGGAATTAACAGAGGAAGATTTGGGAAAATCGAGCGAGGAGAACTTGAAGAACCAGACTGGGGAGAAATCTTCTGGCGCCTCCGAAAGTATTGGAGCAACGAAACCCGCTTCAACGAAGAAAACTTCGGCAACCAACCAACCTGGTTAATACTACAGGCGCTGCACTACGGCGCCAAGCTTGCCCAAGAAGAATTACACCTTCAAGAATTGGGCATAGCGACACTAACCGCGTGCTTTGTAAATTCCAACCGCGACCCCAAAAAATCACAGCCAGCGAAGCCACAGGAATTTTTCTACTTCTGGAAACAGCCCGAAGACGAAGTTCAAATTCCTCCAATTGTTGCCTCTGTATTTTTTGAAATGCTTGCGGAGAAACTTGTGCCCGGTTGGGTGGTAGCAATGGCGCCTATTGATAAACTACGCAAAGCCAAACCTCAAAACAGTATTAAGCTTTCAGGAATACGCGCGCTCAGTGGTGATGGGGCATTTTTACTACTTCCGTCATTTGAAGGCGAGAATATTAAGGCGCGCTTGGCTTTTGTTGAGGATGCTACCTGCACAGAGGTGCGGGATATTGATAGCGGCGCCGTTTATAAGTTGAAGAGTAAAGAATGTCCGGCGCCTTGCTGGATTATTGATGGTGAGTGGTCTATAGTGGGTAAGGCTTCCACAGAAGTTGATTTAATGGAAACGAAACAATAGATATAACGACAAAAAGGTGCCTAGTAGATGCAGGCACCTTTTTGTTTTGAACTATTAATCGCCTACTGGCATCACAGGTAAATTAAAAGAGCGATTGAAGTCTAAACTTTAAACTTTAAAACTGCTCAACACTTTGCAGCAATCAAAGGTTGTTTTTAAATATATATCGGTGCCGCGTCCACTTGTAGGGCGCTTTAAGTTTTCTTCACGAACAGTTAAAACCACCTTCTGATAAGAAGGTATTCGCCATAGGAACTCTAAACCCGACGCAAGTAGTGGCTGGGTATGGAAGTCGGGTCAGTTTCAATTCAACTAGATTTAGAGCGCGCGGGATTTGACCGAGACATATCCTCAGTCGAGCGCACAGCCATTGACCCAATCAAAGCGCCGCTTAAGTTAGAGAAAGGGGAGTTTGATAGACAGGTCAAGGGTATTGGCGATTTAATCAAACCCATAGTAGCCCCCCTCGATGCTGACACCAAAGGATTGCAGCGTCAGTTATCAGGCTTAAAGCTAGATGCAATGCCCGTCCAGCTAACTCCAGACTTACAAGCTTTTAATCGCCAAATACAGAGCTACAAGGCGCCAGAAGTAACCGTAAAGCTCAAAACTGACGCTTCAGAGATTAATAAAATATCTGACCAAATCACTACAGAAGTTAAAACCAAAGTAGAAGCGAAAATCAGCGTTGACGGCGGCACTAGTGGCGGTTTTAGCCCTGCGAGCATGGAAGGCGCCATTGCCAAGGGAATGCAGGGAGCGATGGAGTCTCAAGGTAGAAGCTCAAAAGCTGATTCAATGGGTCAGCAGTTTACAGACTTCATGCTATCCCCTCTCAATGCTGCCTACAAGGGATTAAAAACTGTTGTTAGCGGCGCCTTAGAAAATGTTGGTAAATCTTTTAGCGACTCGTTTGGTAAATCATTAGCGCAAGGGCTGGACAAAGATTTTGGCAGCGTGTTACAAAAAGCAGGTGCCAAGGTCGGAGAATCCTTCGGCTTTTTGGGCAAGGAAATAACCAGCAAAACCAAATACAAAGATTCTTTAAATAACGATACTAAAGGCAGCTTTACTGAACTACAGCAAGACTTAAAGCCAATTGTTACCGACATCAATCAAGTAGCATCAGCATTTAAAAAAGTTGGCTTAGATATTGGTGGTTTTGCTTCCCACATTCAAAATGCTTCTAATTCGGCACTGTCTTTAATTTCCGCATTCACTAAATTAGAAACCATTGTTTCTAAATCGTCTCTTCAACAAACGAAGTCATCAGCTACAACAGCAACACAAGGCTTTTTAACAGGCGACATTAAAAATCTCACTACAATACAAGCGCGCGGACAAGTTGACGGCGCCAGGAAGCAACTAGAATCTCAACTTAACGAGTTAAAATCTTTACCTCAAACATCGGAAACTAGAGGCAAAGTAGCAGAGCTAATTAATCAAATATCTGAGCTTGAGCAGAAAATTGCCAATGATATTAAAAACTCTGCAATCCCTGAATCGGTACGCAGGTCGCTAGGGAAATTAAAAGGCGCCGGAGGTAAGCTCAGTGAACTTAAGACAGAAGCCGAAAAAATGCGCTTGTCGATGGGTTCACCAACGGCGCAGCGTGATGAGTCGCAAGTTAAAGCTAGACCTAGTACGCAAAATTTAAGCTTGTACAGAGCGCAAAGTCTGCCACAGGGAGGACTCCCCGTGGCGAGCTTTGCGTCTGGTAATAGTGGCAACCGTGACAGCCTCATGGGTATTGAGCAAGAAGCAAAACTTGCTCAAGCTAATTTCAAGCGCATTTTTAAGCAGGTTGCAAAACTCTCAGGAATGCCGTCCGAGCAATCCAAAAATGCAAACCTAGGACTGGAATTTAAAGATTTAGGCGAAGGCGTTAAAGGTGCCTATAATGCCAGAAACAACAGCGTTAGTTTAGCCAATGGCTTACAAAGTAAGCTTGCACAAGGGATTTTAAGTAAAGACGAGTTAAATACTTTAATTCATGAAATCCGTCACGCATTACAGATTGATTTTGGGAACACGCGCGTTACAGGAATAGCAACAGGTAATCAGCGAGCAGGTGTCAAGCTACAAGCCAAGGCGCCTGATAGCGTTAAAAAAGATGTTGATGCTTCGGTCGAAGAGTATCGACAAGCATTTAAGCAAGAGTTTGGCAAAGAACCACCACAGAAACTATTAGATACAATTCGCAAACTAGAAACTGATGCTTATGCATTTGCAGAAAAAGCGATATTCCAAATATCTCAAAACTTAGCTAAAACGCTTAAGCTTAATCCTGATAAACCAGCGCAAGCAGTTAGACCATCGCGATTACCAACTCCTCCACCTCCACCGCCAGAACTTGCAATCAATAGAAGACCTAGGGCGTCCACGTTACCTACTCCCCCTCCCCCTCCAGATTTTAAACTGCCTTTTGAATCTTCATCTAATCCGGCTCGTCGGGAACCAGAGGAATTAAAGAAAACCCTCAGATCAAACTTGCTTCGTATGAATGCAATTGCCGAACGCATTCAACAAGAGCAGCAAGAAGAATTTGGGCAATCTTACGGCATAAAAACAATAAAAGGACTGCTCAACAATGGACAAATTCCCGACGCTGAATACAAAGCTTTAAAACGTAGCCAAGCGCAAGCAGCACAGGAATACAAAGGCGCAATTCAAGGTGGTTACAAGCCTTTTGTTCGCTCAACGGCGATACCTATACCACCGCCACCACCAGCAATACCGCCACGTGCGCGAGAATCTATTCGACCTGAACTAGAAATTCAAAATTTACAAAATACTACCAATCAAGCAACAAAGGCATGGTGGAATGGTACTACAAACCAACTTCGCCAAATTGGTAAAGACATTAATCAAAGCTTTAATCCTAAAGTTTCTGCAAGCTCTATTAAGCTCGACAACATTAAAGCTGAAATCGAAAAAAATCAACAGTACATGGCGAAAGCCATTTCTGACCTCCAGCAAAAACTAATAGCTGAAGGTATGAATGTTACACGCGCTAACGTCGCTAAAATGCTGCGTAGTGGACAATATTATGACCCACAATTTAATACTGCACAAGCGCGCACTAAAGAACTTCAATTTACACGCGCGGATATTCAAAAAGGCAATCAACCCAGCATCGTTGATGGTTCTACCGGGCAGAAGCGCCTAGTAGCAGCAAACGACCCAATATTTAAAAAGCTAGCAGATACTCAGCGCAAGCTTGACGATTCTGCTCGTAAGGCGCAAGCAGAAATACTAAAAGAGACAGGACAGCAATACAAGTTAACAACTGTCAAAAATTTCTTAAGGCAAGGCAAATTTGAAGGCACGTCTGCTGGAAACGAATACTCAAATTTACAACGTCAGAAACAGCAACAAATTGAAGAGTTAAACAGGCGCCGCACTGCTGCCGTTGCGCCTCCATCCCCAAGACCAGCGAACGACGCTCAAAGATTCGAGAACATGTTCCGCAGGTTGGAAGTGATGCTTTATCGCTCACCCATGCTTCGTGGAGTGCCTGCTTCATCCCGACGCTCGCTAGTCTCTGAAGCGACGGGTTTTGTGTTTAGCGGCGCCGCGATGATTAACCCTCTCGCTACTTTTGGCGCTTTGTTGGCGCCGCTAACGCCAGCAATAGCGCCCTTAATTACTACCTTTGGCTTGCTTGGTAATGCGCTTAAACCTTTAATTGATGTTGTTACAGAAACTATCAAAAAATTAGAGCCAGCAACAAAGCGATTAGAATTTGTTTCTGGCAGTAAAGAAGCTGCTCAAAAAGACATTAAATTTGTTACAGACACCTCAGATAAATTAGATACTCCTCAGTTAGCTTCAATAGAAGGATTCTCTAAATTATCAGCAGCAGCCAAAGGGACATCATTAGAAGGTGGGGGAGTAAAAGAACTATTTGAAGGGATATCAACCGCATCTAAAGCGCTTCAGTTGTCGCAAGAAGATTTAAACCTTGTAATGTTTGGATTTTCGCAAAGTTTAAGTAAACAGCGTTTGACAGCAGAAGAGGTTCGTCTACAAATTGGCGAACGCTTGCCGGGCGCCATTTCTGTCTTCGCTAAATCTCTTAACATGACAGTTCCAGAATTTAACGAAGCCTTGGAAAGCGGTAAATTAGGAATTGAATCATTAGCTAAACTTGGTAAAGGTTTTCAACAGTATTTTCAACAAGGCGCCGAAGCTGCTAGCGGTGGATTACTTGCAGCATTAACGCGCGTTGATAACGCAGTTTTGAAATTACAAAAAGGATTAGCAGATGCGTTTGGCCCAGCGCTTGCAATGTTTAATAATGGCTTTGCAAGTTTAATCAATTTTATTAGCTCTAATCTAGAAAACATTATTAAAGTCTTTAACGTTGCAGTGATTGGGATAGCAGCGCAGTTTTTAGTCGGGATGACGGTCATCCTTCAAGGTTCAGGCATACCGCAAAAAATCGCCGCATTTTTAACGCCATTAGTAGCGCGCGCCGCCTCGACAATGACACCATTTGTCTTGGGTATTGCAGCTGACTTATTAGATGACGTATTCGGCGCCAAAGCTTCGGTCATGGACAACATGATGAAAGGCTTTTACAACATGGTATTGACCGTTATTTTAGCGGTTGACGGCGCCATCAAAAAAGTCAGAGAATTATTCAACGTAGCCGACTCTGGCATCAAGAGTCTACCTAAAATCCCAACGCAAGGAGAAAAACCAGAAGGCAACAGAATGCTTGATACTTTGGGTACAACCGTTGTCGCTGGGATATCTGGCGGTTTAATGGGTGGCGCCAAGGGTGGGGCGGTTGGAGCAGTAGCGGGAGCTATATTCGGCATCGTTGGCGGGATGGATGCACTGCGTAAAATTATGCCTAGTGTATTTGTTGAATTCGCTTCTTTGATGCTGATTTTAATGCAATCAGTAGTATTGTTGAAAATGTCGCTTGGAGTGCAGATTGCTGCATTCGTTGGCAACTTAAAAGCGATGGCGTCCGCATTTTTAATTAACGCCAAAAATGGCGGAGTCTTTAGGTCGGGTTTAAATACATTGAGTGCTGGGTTTGACAAAGCGCAATTGAAGATGGCTGCTTTTTCTGCCGCGTTTATTCTGTTCTTCGCTAAAGCTAACTTCTCTAATGAATTGGGTAGTAGCTTTGACAAATTAGGCGACCAAATGGCTAGCGCAATGCAGAAAGCTGCTTTATCGACTCAAAAGGTTGTCGATAAACAAAAAGAGCTTAAAAGTAAAACCGAACTAAAGTCTCAAGGCTTTGACCTTACTTTTGGCTTGGGTGAGTCATTTGGCATGGAGAACGGTTTTAGAACCGATGACATGATTAAAAGGTTTAGACAAAGCACGCTGGATGATATCGACGAAAGCGAATCGCGTGGACAAATCTCTAAAGAAAGGGCTAGCCAACTTCGCCAAGAAGTTAAAGATAGCTACAGGACTTTTGCTGACAATAATTTCGATAGCAACTTATTAAAAATAGATGAGCGCAAACAAGAATTAGCTGCAATCACAGATGGTAGCGGATTATTTAGCGGGCAATTCAAAAGCACCAAGGCTGGCGAATCATTTGAAAGAGTTAAGCAAATTGACTCAGAAATCAAGAATCTGCAAAATCAAAGATTAGATTTAGTAGAAAAACCAGGCGCAACTAAAGACCCAGCAATATCTAAACAAGTTCAAGAGCTAGAAAAGCAAATAAAGGATAAGGAGAAAGAAAGGGGCGAAGCTGTTAAACCTGTACAACAGCTACGAGATTCTATATTGTCGAGTGAGAAAGTATTTCAAGATGCGCTCGCTAAAATCAACGAAGACCCCAATCTTCCCGAAGCCAGCAAGCAACAGATGCGGGATAGGTTACAGCCTGCCATAGCTGAAGTTGACAAGCTCAAAGAAAAACTAAAGGAGTTAGGTTTAATAGATTTATCTCCTTTAGGGAAGCAATTCTCTGAAGTTCAAAGCGCGATTGAAAAGTCTAATATTGAGCTTGAAAATGATAAAATGCTGCGGCAAGTTGAGCTTGCCAAAAATCAACAAGTAGACTACGAAGATTACGCAGCAGGTAAAATCACTAAAGAGGAACTTGATGTTAACCTCAAAACGAGCGAGAGAAAATCTTTACAAAAAGATGCTGACATACTCAGGGCGACTCTAGACACACGCAAAACGCAGGTGCGTGATTTGTTAGCAGTCCCTAACCCCAGCAAAGACCAAAAAGAGGTCATTGAGAAGACACAAAAAGAAATTCGTGATAAAGAGCTAGAATTAGCTAAAACTCGCATTCAAATTGCTCAAAATGTCGCAGATGCCAAGCGACAATCAGAGGAAGAAGCATTGCGCGCATTCCAAGAGGCAAACGCTAAAGTTGCTTCCACTATTCAAAGGCAACAAACCGAGCAGGTTACAGGCATAAAATCTCGCTTGATGCGCGGACAAATTACTCAAGAGGAAGCAGACAAACAATTAGCGGGCAATAGCTCAAATAGCGCATTGCAAGATATTGAAGAAGCAAAACGTCAGCTTGCTAACTTTGAAGCGAAGCGCAGCACATTCAACTCCAAAGAAGCAATTAAGCAAGAGTCTGAACTTCAAAGAAATCTTGCTGAAGCTAATTTAAAATATATTGAATCCGAATTATCAAGAATCGACCTGCGTAAAAAACAAATTATTGATGATTTAGAGCGCGCTAATCGCAAAGCCGAAGCAACAATTAATTTATCTCAAACCAACCGCACAACGGCAATTAAATCTCAATTATTAGACGGCGACATCTCTCCCGAACAAGCGGCGCGACTACAAAACAAAATTGACCAAGACGCAACAGATGAAAGTATTGCTAATATCAAGCGTCGCATAGAAGAAAACAAGCGCCTACGCAAAGAAGGCACGCGCGACGCTAAAACAGCAGACGACATCGAAATTCAACTCAATCAAGATTTAGCAAAAGCTAACCAACAAGCGATTGACCAACAAATACAAGCACAGGAGCAATTGCGCGACGCCATAGACAAAACTTTACAGCGCCGCAAAGCACAACTTGATTTAGAAAAGCTTGGCGCCGATATTGATTTTGAATCAACTATTTTAGGTCAAGCGCGCACCAAAACCAATCGACTTAGTAGTAACTCCCCCAGAGATATACGCGCAACTGAATTAAGCGACCGCGCGCTTGAATTAAATAATAAAGGCGCCGCATTATCAAGCGAGCGCACCAGTATTGAAAAGCAAGCTGCTTTAATTGATGAACAAATAGCTGGACTTGATAAACTCAATTTATCAACCGAGCAATACAATGACCGCAGAACCGCGCTAGAAAATGAATACGGTCAACTTGCGCTGCGCTATCTTAAAAACCAACAAGAGCAAGAGCAAACCAAGCAAGAGAAAATCCTTAATAATAAAGAAGTAGAAATTAATGCTATTGAGCGCGCCAAAGCAGCCGAGCAAAACCGCCATCAATTATTAGTTTCTCAACTCGACGAACAAAAATCTAAACTTGATTTAATCAATCAAAGTTTAGAGCTAACAGGTAAACTCAATGAATCAAGGCTCAATTTAAGTAAAGCGCTTTCTGATGCGGCAGTGGCGCCACTCGAAACCAGAAAATCAAACGCTGATAGAGCATTGGAATTATCTAAGCGCCTTGATGACAAAGACTTAGACCCTCGCGTTAGTCGTGAGATTAAAAATCAGCTTGGCTCGCTTGGTTTTGGTACTAAAGAAATTGACATACTCAATCAGCGCGCGCAGATTGAAGACGAAATCGCCGCCAAGAAATTAGAGGCATTAAAAACCGAGCAAGCCTTCCAGCGCAAGTCTTTAGAATTAGATTTACAGCGCCAAGCAATTGCTGCTCAAATGGCGATTTATGATGCGGAAGGCGCCCAGTTAGCAGCAGAAAAATCAAGAATCGAAGCCGAATCAGCGCTGCGTATTGCTCAAGCTAAAGGCGATGACTTAGGTATTAAATCAGCAGAAATTGGAATTCAATTAGCTGAGAAAGAAGCCTCAATTGCTGAGAGGAAACTAGAGGCAGCACAAAGTAGCGCCAACGCTCAAGGCGAGCTTGCAAGAAACGCAGTTCTCGCTCAAGAAGTAACCCAGCGCACAGCAATCGACCAACAACTAGCAGCAGACGGCGCCCGTAAACAAGCCAACGCGCTAGAGAAAGTTGAAACTATAGCTAAAAATAGCGCTTCTAAGAATAGTCCCGGTGCATCGAGTGGTGGAGGCGCCGATAATTGGGAAAATCCCTACATTCAAAAGAAGGGCGAAGGGATATTTGACTACAACCTGCGCCTTAATAAAATGCGTACATTTGGGCAACTCGTTGAAACCAACAACCGCACAAGCGTAGTTGAAGACAATATCTTAGCTAGTCCCAACCCACGCACCCTACCGCCAATTGACCGCACTGCCCAAGTCGCAAACGACGCACGTATACAACCTCTTGAAAGTCCGCTTACTCAAGCAATAAACGCGCTTGAATATACCTTCTCCGCAAAGATTGATAATTTATCTGCTGCCATTATGCAAGTCGTTAACATGCCGCGCAACCTCACAGTACAAACGGCGCAACCAGTTGACGATGCGGCGAGTATTTGGAATGACTTGGCTAATCAGAAGGTTGGCGCCAGTAATTTGTAGGGTGGTGCGCTAAAGCCCTCTGAAATCGCTGGAACGTCTATGAGGCAAAGCATTGAGGGTGGTGCCCTGGAATGACAAAAAATACCTTCGGATGCGAAGGCGTGCTAACTAAAAAGGCGCCTGTTTTGAGTGGAGGCGCTTTGTTTAGTCTTACAGATTACTCATTAACTCGAACTTCCTTCTCGGCTTCTACTAACTCTTCAAAAGTGCATCTGTAAACTTGCATAAGTTTTTTGATACCCATAGGCGTCATCCTGGGGGAGGTTTTGAACTGCTCCCAGTTTCTTATCGTAGAAATAGCCACGCCAAGCTCTACAGCTATTTCTTCCGCTCTTTTTCCCGTCCTGAGTCTCAACTCTTTCATGTTCATCGCTGCTAAGTACTTTATTCTCAAATATTATCACAACTAGTTAGTACCGTCTAGTTGACTTGATACCATTTATTTAGTACTATAAATGCATAGAAAAGGCGCCCCAGTCTGGACAACGAAAGCGCCTCTTCTATATCCACCAATCTTCATAAGAGGACATTTTAATTATGACTCAAGCTGTCCTTGAGGCTCAATTTTTGGCGCAAGAAATTTTCCCGAGCTATGAAATCGACTCAGATATTGACCAAGATTTCGGTACTCTTTACCGCGTTTGGAACAGCTACCACTTGTGCGGGACGTTTTATCAAGACGCTGATGGCTACTGGATTCCACAGCCAGTTAAATCAGACTTTCGTCCGCGCGTGAGAACCGAGATGCAAGCGCAACTCATCATTATCACGGTGTACGAGAACCCTTGCTTGCAAACTGAGTAATTGATTTTCCCATCACTTTAGCGAGGCGCATAACTAGCGCCTCTTTCTTTCAAATATAGGACAAAATAATGAGCAGCTTAACGATTTTTAACTTTGAGTCGCACGAGGTTCGCTTTGTAGGGACGGCAGAAAATCCTTGGTGGGTTGCAGTTGATATTTGCGCTGTACTCGAAATAAAGAACAACAGGGACGCAATTGCTAGGCTCGACAATGATGAAAAAGATGATGTCGCTATTACCGACACCATCGGTAGGCAACAAACAGTGACTTGCATCAACGAGTCAGGACTATATTCTCTTGTTCTCACTAGCCGCAAATCTCAGGCGAAGCGCTTCAAAAAGTGGATAACGTCAGAAGTTATTCCAGCTATACGAAAAACTGGCAAATATGAAGCGCCTCAATCTCAATCTCAACCTAAAGCGCTTGCGCCAAGCCTTGAGCAAATATCAGATTTGGTTGACTTAACTTTGGGCAAGGCAGGTATTGACCCCAAGTTACTAGCAGGTGTCAAACTCAATGCCATAGCTAAAGAATATCCAGCGCTCGCGCAAGCCGCAGAAGAAGCCAAGTCGGTTTTAGTGGTGCCAATAGAAAATCAACTACTTCCTCCCAAGCGCATTGGTGAAATCATTGGCGAGCGCACTGGCGAGAAGAAGTGGTCAGCACAACAAGTTAATAAGAAGTTGATTGAAAAGGAGCTACAGATTGCCAATCCCGAAGGCGATAACCCTGATTACTTGCCAACAGAAGAAGGCAAGCAATACGGCGAGATAACGCTTGGCACAGCCAAAGGGCACGGCAAAACAGTGCAGCATTTACGCTGGTATGAGTCAGTGATTGATTGCCTATTGGAGGTTGACAACAATGCGTAAAATAATTGCTTTAGCGCTTGCTTCATGTTTAGCACTGGCGCCGCAAAGAACACAAGCGAACGGCGCCGCATTAGCGCCCGCTCTTTGCAGCACTGGCGTTGGCTGTATATTTGTCGGCGTAATCACGGTTGGTGGAATCGCTTATTATGTTTGGCAAGCCAACGGCAAACAATACCGAGCAAAGCGCAATGGTACTTTAGTCTATCCCGTGGCGCCTGCCAAGAAACCGAAGCCTTTAAGAAGCGCAAAAGAGAACCGCCATGCCGCAGCTAGCCCTGAACATTGCAGAAAGATGGCGCGCAAATATGGATGGGAGCTAAAAGATATCGAGTACACAGGTAAAGGATTGTTACCCTACGAGTGTATTTTCAAAGGAAAACAAACCAGTTTCGAGGATGCGGCTAATGAATAATACAGACTATAACAACCAAGGAACGTTAATTATTTACATGGCAAAAGACGAAGATGAATGGCTGACAATCGATGGTAATCTGTTAGCAAACGGAAGGTGTACTCAGATACTCAAAGAGTCTTACGATTATCGCCGCATAGAAAAAAGGGAGGTAGAGATTGGAGAAAGACTTTTAACTGGTATTCGCTGTAAAAATGGTACCAGAACAATCCCAACTGATTGGGTTGTAACATCAACCGAAACTTATGCGCCATCCTCCGACATTCCCGGCTTTAGAGAAGTAACAATTGCTTACTGCGAGCGCATTCCACTATCGTTAGAAGAGTTTAGAAGCGCGATTTACGACAGCGAGGCAACAGAGCATTATGAAGCTTGAAACCGCAAAAATCGGCTTTCACGGAACTATTGAGCAAGCCATCGACAGGATTAACGCAGAAAAGCAGTCCGGTAGATGGGAACTAGCTGGTTACGATATTTTTGAAAAAGCCAAGACTGTGGGAAGTGACAACACCTTCAAAGCCAAAGCGTTTGTCATGTGTTATTACAAGTCACATGACGGCGCCGCGCTTAATCTCACCTACGAGATTTGCGATTGGGATTTCGATGACGAAAAATAAGGCGCGACCAGCGAGGAGTAAACAATCTCGTCATTCGCGCCAGACGTATTGCGAGCGCGACTTTTTGAGACTTATATTGATTGCATAAGGCGAAAGAGGACAAGGTTTTAACCTTGCTTTGAACTGAAAAAGCTGTCCCAATCAAGCAAGTTTAAGTACGTTGACCTTGTTGGAACAAGGCAGCAAGTAAGCGGAGTGCTGAATTAACAGCTAATCCCAAGCCCCCTGGTAAGGGTAGCATCCCGCGAACCTGGGCGCGATAGAGAAATTGTACAGAGCCGTTTGCACCACATTGTGGGAGGTGCCGAAGTCCTTTTCTTCCAGGTTTTAATAAACAACTTAAGAGGATTTAATTATGTTAGGCTCTGTTGCTTTTGGCGATAATTTGAACGAGTGGACTAAAGAAGAGCAAATTAAGTGGTATGACGAGTTGATGGAAGTGTTAGCTAAAAATGAAAACCCTGCGCCACCTTTGACAGATGAGGAATTTTTCGCAAGGCAAGATGCAATAATTGATGAGTTAAACGCAGAATGCGGCTTTGACGAAACTTAATAGCTAGAATAGGATTGCGACGAACTGGAAATTTGCTTCATCCCTCGTGGGATAAGCCGAGGCGCCTGCTGACAACAAAATTAGCAGGCGCCTCGTTTTGGCTTGGACACCTTCGCATCCGAAGGTGGAGGCGCCAGGAATTATGAACACATGCCAAAAACACTCACATTATCTCTTGATGCCTACAATGTACCCATCTCCGTATTCAGCGATGGCAATGGATACGAGCGCACGCTTGCGGATACAGGCGCCACCGAATACTCAATTTGGGGCACACCTTTAGACTCGGGACCATATTTTGAGCCAAAACACATTTGGACTATTTCGTGTTATTTGACAAAGCAGGAGTGGCTGACGTTGAAAGCTATTTTCGCGCTTAGTGATAAGAGGCGCCGCGCACAGCAAAATTACCGCATTACACTACACGACTATATTCAAGAATTTTTAGAGGACGGTGTACCAACGCGCGGTATTGCGCCTGGTGGAAGCGCTTATACTGTTGGGAGTAGCAGCTATTATCCGGCGTCGTTTTATGCGCGGATGTTTGAGCCAAAATATAATTTACAAGCGGGACTGCGCCCTTACTTTACAAGTTTTGTATTGAGAGAATTAGATAAATTTGTATAATACAAGTAGTATATTTAAACGCGCACATGATGGAAGCTGCCTAGCCCTTAGATGGGTAATCACCTAACATTGTGGCTTCATGCCAGATGTTAGCTCTGTATAGGCAGATAGTAGACAAAGGGTGGAACCGGGAGTCGTCCGACTAGAACTCCGTCCTCGTGCAAGTCGAGGTGTGCGCTTTATCTAACCATCCAATCGACACTAGCACTACTGGCGCCCAGCGGCATTGTACCGCTAACCCTATCACCAAGCTTGACCAGCCCGTTCGACACAGTACGCGCGCGCACCACACTACCGCTACTTAATTGAATAAGCGCTTCTCCAGTTTTGCTATCAAATCCCGCATAAGTCCCTGTAAACTCGCGCGATAAATCTGATTTTTCCTGCGCTTCTACAATCCGTTGGGTGTAAATTGCTCGACTAGTAAGCGCGCGTTTCTCTGCGAGGCAAGAGGCGCCGCGCGGACAATTATTGTCATTACATCGACCAAGTGGACAAATCACAATATTTCAACCCAATCATATTTATTTATTTCATTGGCAAGCTCAATCGAATCTTCATTGGCAAGCAAAAAATTAAATATAAGGTCATTGCGCCTATTTTCATCAAGCTTAAATAATGGCATTGCATAGGATTTTCTTACTGAATCAATAAAGCGAAAATTCGCGCAAGCTACTAAAAATATCGGCATGTCTTCCAAAGCCAAATCTGTAAAAAAGCTGGGGCGAAGATGCATCAATACCCTATTACTAGAAAAACTCGTAGCTGGAGGTAAGTAAGCGATGTTGCTATTTAGCGAATAGATTTCGTAAGTATTAATACATTGTATTATTCCACCATTACTTAAATCAGGCGCGCTTGGAATCAAAAGCTTGCCGTCTTCGCTTATCCTTCCGGCGCCAACTATTTCAACGTTATATTGCCGCTGAAACCCCGACTCTTTATAAGCTTGAACCGCCATCCATATTAAAGCCGATTTACATTTTTTTATTTGCTCAACATTCTGTTGACTAAACAAATTTTCGCATTTCTCTCTTTTTAAATCATTAAGAGAAATATTTTTCATAAAATCAGTTACATCTACGGTCGGGCTATTTATCAGCGCGTTATCCACCCCAATGTTATTGTATCTAAACACTGGTAAATTCAGCCTTTTAGATAAAAACCTAGGCTGACAAAAGCTGATGTATGGCTTTTTGTTTTCTGAATTCTTAAACTTTATTTCAAATTTATTACCACTTTCCTGAATCTCGCCTGATATATTGGTGAAACACGGGATATGATTTTCTGTTTGATATAAAGAGCCAATAATTTCTTCTCTATCCACCAAAAGCGTAACTTGTCTAGATTTGCTTATTTCTTTAATATATCTCCCTACTCTTGAAAGTGAATATTTTTGACTCGACGCTGATTTTATGAGCAATTGAACCGCATCAAAATTTTCTTCAAAGCTCAATACTTCTGCTATTATCTTGTCGAATTGTTCAATCTGTTCAATTTGTTCTATCTCCACTCTGGGCATAAAATCTGCCACGCCACCACTGACAGATATTTCTCGCCCTGGCACAATCAATCCATTGCTAATAGGTTTTAATATCTTTATGCCATTTAGCTGATTAACAATAACTCCGCCATCAACTTGAAAGCCTTGATATTGAGCAGCGCGCGGCGCCGTATCAAGCAACTTTTGCTGCTTAACGACGCGCTGAACTTGGCGAAATCTTCCTTCACTAAGGCGCTTACGGAGTAGCTCTTCGGGCGTCATGTTCCGGCGCCGACACCAAAGCCGGCTGCATTGGCAATAAAGAAATTAAAGCTTCTTGGCGCATTTGCGGCGAGAGTTTCAATGCTGTCCTCTCTTCTATAACCAACGAGGCGCCCACGAGCGTATCTTAGTTGAAGCGATGAGCCTGCTGCGGATAAATCAAGCGCGACTCGGTTCGGGTCGCCTGGTGGGAGCGCTGATATTTGAAACTCAGTTGAGCTGAGAGATGCGAACATATAATATATTACGCTTGCATCCAGTCCCGTTGGCGCTGTACCACTTATGCCAGGGGTAATCATTAGTTCTTCGTCCTGTGATAATCCATGCGCGTCGCTTGTTGTAAAAGTCGCTGGGGTTCCAGGCGTAATTACTACAGGTTTGTTACTTTCAGCGCGCGAGTCAGCGATTAAAACTACGGAATTGTACTGTACCGCCTCCGGGTAAGAGACAGTCCAGGTCACAACGGGCATTTGCCAGCGCTTGTTGGCGCCGTCGTAGATTGCCTCTGTCGCGAAGGGCGCGTTGAAACGGTTGTAATTATTTGTAGTCGTTTTTTCAATCTCGGCAGCAATTACAGACGCTTTGCTGCTGACATCTGTAATGTTGCCGTTACATAACAAGGCATAGAAATTGGCGCGGTCGGGGAGAGTGCGCGGGGCGCTGGAACTATTTGTAAAAATCGCTTCGATTTCGTATTCGAGCCAGCTTCTGAATTTTAGATTTGTTGGCATATTAATTTCAGATAAATTAACAAATTATACATTACTGTGCGCGTAACCAAATTGCAGGCACGACACCAGCCGTTACAGAAACAAAAGATAGTGAATTTGGCAAAGGAGCATAAGCGACGTTAGCAGAAAAATGCATCCCAGTATTAGCGGTTAAATTAGAGCCTGCAACCGTCGCATTTCCAAACAGGAAATTCTTTTGTGTAGTGTCAAAAGCGAAAATTGTAGTATTCGCATTAACATGTGAAGCTAGCCCATACCAACCAGGTGAAAGCAGAATTCCGCCGAAGAAAGAAAAAGTTTTTGCGCCTGTGGTACTTACGCTTATTTCGCCCTGTGTCAATAATGAAAACTGACCAGGTGACCCCATTTTGTAAACACCCAAAGACATCAACGAACCGGCGACAGAAACATTAGCATTTAATTCAGAAAAACCAGAAGCCCTTGGACACCAAAAAGGGGTAACTGCTAAATTTCGAGTTCCGACAGTAAAGGCATACGTGGAACTCGTATCAGATGCGTAATGCGGTAAGTACAGGCGCCCGCTTATGAAGCCAGGGTGAGGTATGCCAACCGCTTCAGCAATTGAAGCGACCACAATTTTTTTTTGTTCGCTGACACCGGTATCCCAGACAGGGAAAAAATCGCTACTATCAACCCTTGATTTAACCAAAGTGTCGTTAATAGTTACATTTGTCATTTATGTTATCCTCCCTAAATACATTTGAAGCTTAAGTACGATGTTTTCAAGTAACCTAATTTCTGAGGCGTTCAATCCTTTGCCAATCGACAAGAAAGAAATTAGTCCAGGTAAATATCTGGTATGTCCATCTAGGAAGCCGCCCGCAAAAACAGGCATCTCTCGATTAAGAGTTAAGCCTGCTGGCGTAAAATTTTGCGTCCTTTCTATTCCGATAAAACGGGCATATGCAATTCCAGACAAAGCAGAGCCACAAAGGAACCCAGGCTGCGAATAAAATTTCGCTATCGACACAAGCGCCGAATCCCCAACGGCAAAAGACAAGGAAGAAGAATTGCGAAGAAAAATCCTCTGTGTTCCTGTACTTGTAAGCCCAGTGTAGTAGCCGTCAACAGTCGAACCTCTTTCTATTTGCGGCGCCCAAGCCGAAATATGGAAATTGTTATCTGTCAGTCCATTACTAACAGGCAAAAAACCTGTGCCTAACCTTTTGTTTAATCCATTCCCCCTTAACCCAGAAAATCTTGTGTAATCAGATTCTACAAAATTAAAATTAGTCAGCAAATTTTGAGAAGTAGAAGTTTTTAGCTTCACCCGCGCGCTTGCCAAATTGTTACCAGCAAAAGGATAAATCTCTAAGCATCTATTCCAAAGATTAGCTGCTTTCATTTCTTGAATAAAAGCATTGATTCCAATCAAATCGCCGCGCGCAATACTTCCACCATTGGCAATGATATTTTGCTGATAAAATATTGACTCCCACTCAAGCGCCAAGTGCTTCATGTCAGGCATGAAAGCCGTCCATCGCGCGCCGTTACTACTTACTAAAAGCGCATCGCCAGCATGAGTCACTAATTCAGAATTGTATGTTTCGCTATCTATCCCAGACATTGAGCCTAATTCAATATCAATGCGAGGTGCCTGCTCAACGTCGAACCCGGAGACGGCGCCCAAATCAACCGAAGCATCAAAGCTATCAACATCAATTTTTAATTCTTGGAAAGAACCAAGCTGAACATTGAAGAAACCTGGGATGTCGGCATTGAACCCTGAGCTAGATTCAAGCTCAACAACGACATCAAAATTATTAATTCCAATATCAACACTAGAAGCGGACTGTAGGTTTATATAAAATTCCGGCGCCTGCTCAATTTCAAATCCGGAAACACTACCAAGCTCAACAACAATATCAAAATCATCAACATTAACATCAACACCAGAAGTTGAACCTAATTGGATGCCTTCTGCCGCTAAAACAAATATCCCAGAGGCGCTGTTAAGCGAAATGTTTATTGGAGTTGTTAATGCAAAGCCGGAAGTTGAGCCAAGTTGAACATCACAAATATCGGCATCTGTTAGCATCAAGAAGCTAGAAACAGAGCCTAACTCAATATCAAAAATATCGGCTTCTGTTAATATCCCAAAACCAGACTGACTAAAAAAACCTGCCTCAACAAAACTCAACTCAATCGAATAAGGAAACGCCTCGGATTCTAGTATCGATAACGAATCAAGTTCGACATCAAACACTTGAGAATAAGGTGGCACTAAATAATCGTACTGCTGCTCAGGCGCAATCCCCGCAGGCACCGAACCACACCAAATCCCATCAAAAGCCAGTGCCAATCGATTATTTACAAAAGCAATACTCAACCCATCGACCATAAACAAATACGAGGCACCGCTTAAATCCTTCCACCAACAACCAACCAAAGGCGCCGCATTAAACCACTCATCGCCAACTGCGATACTACAACTTTGTCCTTTATGGCGCCCCCACAAAATGGCGCCTTCAATCAGCCCTAACTCGCGCGCTTGTTGTTCGGAAGTTAACAACCCGCCATCAATTACTATTTCTTTCTCGCGCGGGCGGAATTGAGGATTGCCAAATAGAGCGGGCAAGCGTACTTCAACTTTTATCTGCTTTTCGATTACTTCATGCGTTGGTGGGAAGCGCTCAGGCGCCGGAGGGGTCGCTTGTCCGCTGTTGCTAACAATGGTGCGCGCGCTTCGCTCAACTAAAACTAATTTACTCGCCAAACTAATAACAACATTAGAATCAGTTGGTTCAACCAAAGAAGGGCTAACTATAGCCAAGCATTCAAAATTCGTTTCTTTGAATTCCCACTCCTCTTTGCGCTTCTCTCTCCACTGTTGCCGTTGGCGCTTTGCAGGGTAATGCGTCAGCGGGAAATTAGCATAGCTTTCGTTGGGTAAAATCTGCCCAACTGGGCGCGTTGTTTCGTTTACTATGCGCGGGATAATCGTTATTTTCTTAGTATCTTTATCCTCTTTCTGCTCGTAGCTGTAATCAATAATATTTGCTTCATCCAACCAAAAAACAAGCCCGCCACCAATATCTGAAGGTTCAATTCCTTTCTCTTCAAGATAATCTCGAAGCACAACCACGAACGGGCGATAAATCTCAATTCCGTGCCTGCTCAATTTACCTTCGTCCGGTTCTTGGCAATTGTCCAGGGTGGCGCCTTGCGTTACTGTTCCAGTGTCAGTGGTTCCGGGAAGCTCATAATCTTTAATTTCTAATTTGTACGAAGAGTCCCAAAGCTGAGTATCTCCCTTCTTTCCTCTAGGGTCAATTATTCCAAGCGGTTCCTCTATAAAAGTTTCTATTTTTATTTGTCGGCTGAAGCGCTCAATTTTCTCAATAGTCTTAGTCCTGCGAAGTAATATCACGCTTAGACTATTACTTTCAGGATTTACAGCAGAAACCGGGCCATATTCCTCTTCTATTGTTACGGTTGGCTCAACTTCTTTTTTAGTTGACAATACGCCCGACACTTTTATCAATTCAACCGGAGATTCGGCGCCTGCCAACCGCTCATAGCGCGCGTCGTCAATACCAACCTGCAAAGATTTAATTGCAGCAGGCGCCTTGCTGACTTTGCGAGTGCGTATCATCCCTAAATTATCTTGATACGCTACGAAGCAATTCACCCAGCACAACTTACCAAATAGCTGAATGTAGGATTCATTGCTAAGTTTAGGTAACGGCACTCTTAAAGGCGCGCCGTTTAAACTACCTGCCCATTTACCAGAGGCGCCTGCCTTATTGAGTAACTTGACCGCAATTTCATTTAATCCAACACTTTCACCCAAATCAAAACAGGCGCCATCACCTGCGGGAGTGCGGAAGTTTAATAAGTTTAAAATGCATCCAGCCTCTATTTTTAGCTGGGATATCCCATCAAATTCTGCTTTCAATATATATAGATATCCGAGAACAGGCGCCGATTGAAGAGGGACAAGGGAGGCAGGAAGGTTGGCGGACAAGGAAGAATTTTCTGCCTTGTCTTCTTGTCCTCCTGTCTTCCTAGTCTCTCCCAATGGCGCCGCCACTAATTCACTCGAAAAATTAGCTATATATAGATTAATTAAATTGCCACGCGCCCACCTAGGGTTACTGCGGTCGTCTAAATTCTCGGTAAAATCAAGCGCGCGCCCTAGCACAAAAGACGCATTTATTAATATCAACCCTGTGCTGTCGTAGTGAGAAAATCCCCCATCAACGCTTTTTAACGCCTTGGTACAATCCAAGCCGTTTACCACTAATTGATAATTGCGCGCGCTGATATTTACAGCCATTCGTCCATTGGGAATTACAAACATTGTCGTGATGACAAATAACTATACCTCATGGATGACATTTTAGATACACCAAAGCAGTATTCCGAAGAAGAAATTCAAAAAATACTAAATACTGCCAAGGCAACGCGCAAGGAAAGAGACGAAGTAGCAAATAAAGCCAAGGAGCTAGAAAGCAAAGTTTCAGAGCTTTCTAAAAACCTCGAACAAATCAAAGGTATTGACCCAGCAAAATTCAAAGAATACGAACAGCTTGCTGCTAGCTACGAAGAGCGCAAGCTTGAAGAACAAAGAAACTTTGAAGAATTAAAGCAGCGCTGGACGGGCGAAAGAACTTCGTTCACTCAACAGATTCAAGAGCTACAATCGCAACTTCAAAATACCCAAGTTGTTAATGCTTTAGAAAAAGCTTTTTATAGCTGTGGTGGACGCGCGGGTAAAGATGAAGATGGCTATAGCTACTTCGATTTAATTCAAGAGCGCGCTAAAAATTATGTGCAATTAGATGAAAAAGGGCGCCTTGTGGTCTTAGACCCGCGCGATAAAACACCAATGCGCGACCCCAAAGGCAACCCCTACAGCGTTGAAGACTTGATGCTCAAGCTTCGCGCTGGTGGACCAACCGCTGCATTATTTGAAAGTGATAAAGGCGCCGGAGGTGGTATGCAGCGAAGCGCTCAGTACAACTCAGTAAATGCGACGCGCGAATCTTTGATGCAAATGGGCAACCGCGCGGAGAGATTAGCTAAAGCGCGCGAGCTTGGCATTCAATAAAACCTTCGGATACGAAGGTCATGGGAATAAAGAAAAAGAAAGAAGGTAAAGTGTCCAAAAATTACTGCACTTTTACCTTCTTTCATTTTTTAAAAATCGCACCAACCAGTGTGACGCTGGTTTGAATAGGCGTGATGCCAGAGCGATGTAAAAACTACAACATCGTAAACAATCATGGCAATGACTTTATTGGAATCAGCAAAGGTAGCTGATTCGATTGAAAACGCAACAATTATTGAAGAATACGCAGCCCAAAGCGACATCCTGCGCGTACTTCCTTTTGAGAATCACGACGGTACAGGCATTCACTACAACCGCGAAGATGAACTTCCTGGTGTTGGTTTCCGTGGTATCAACGAGGCTTACGAAGAATCGGTAGGTGTCCTCAATCCACAATCAGAATCTTTTAAGATTGCTGGTGGCGACTTAGACGTAGATAAATTTATTTTGGACACCCAGGGAGAGGGTGTCCGCACGGTTCATGAGCTACAGAAGGTCAAATCTTTGTCTTTAATGTGGACGCGCAACTTTATCAAAGGCGACAGTCGCGTTAACCCTCGCGCATTTGATGGCTTACAGGTTCGTCTTACTGGCTCACAACTTCTTGATAACGCACCCGCAGGCGGCGCCTTATCTCTCCTAAAACTTGATGAAACAATTGACCAAGTTGATCAACCTACTCACGTAATGATGTCGAAGGCTATGCGGCGCCGACTTACACAAGCGGTTCGTAATGGCTTAGGTGGTCAAATCGAGTTTCGCATGGACGAGTTCGGCAAGCAAGTCATGTTCTACAATGACCTGCCAATTTTGATTGCTGACTACGATAACTTCGGTAACGATATTTTAGGCTTCACCGAAGCTTCTAGCGACGGCACCAATGTTCAATGCACATCTATATATGTAATGTCTTTGGGTCCAATGAAACTTGTCGGGATTCAAGGGCGCGCTGATGGTCGCTACGGAATTACTACACGCGACTTAGGAGAATTAGAAACCAAGCCCGTAAAACGCACCCGTGTTGAGTGGTACAACGCTTTGGCTTGTTACCACGGCCGCGCCGCTGCAAGGCTTCAAGGTGTCACCAACGCTCCAGCAATCGCTTAATCGCTAATCCCTTAAACCTTCATCACACCTTCGTATCCGAAGGTAAAAATATATATGCCACGCTCAACAATATCAAACCGCCGCGCGGTTCATTTTGATAAGTCATTAGAACTACGTAACGCTTCAAACCCTGCAATCTCTAGTGGAACAGCAGAAACAGGGGTGGACTTCCCAGTTCGTAAACAAATGAAATACACAGCTGCGGTACATACCACTGGCTACACTGGCTACGTTGCTACAACCGCTGAATGGCAAGTTGCCATCGAAGTATCCGCTACTCTCGCTGGAACATATGTACAAGTAGGTATCGCGCCTCTCCCTGGAGCCGGCGGAGATGTGCTGATTCCTCTTGATGGCGCCTACGTCGAAGATATTTTGGCGACCGCCGAATTCATCCGCGCGCGCTCAATCAAAGTTGGTAGCCCCGGCAATTTAGTCTACGGAGCATACGTTTCGCCATGCTAGACCCCGTGACTTTATATAAAGACGGCGCCTGCAAAAAAATTCCAGCAATTGACCATCGCGCTTGGATAAATGCAGGGTGGTCACTGACTGAAACTTCACTTACCTTCTTATCAGAAGGTGGTTCGCTAGAAGAAGGCGCCTCTATGACTGAAGGCGAGGAAGTTTTATCAGAAGAAATATCCAACCCACCTTCTGACAAGAAGGTAGAAACAAATAAGCGCAAATCCCTCAATCAATAATAGCTATGGCAGAGCCGCTACAAAGCCCTTACAGCAAAGTCAATATTGTTGACGCTGAAGGCAATTTAGTTAACCTTGGCGGCGGCAGTGGCGATAGTGGTACTACTATTGGTGGCGCCACTGCCGCAAACCAAGTAACCCAAACTCAAGTACTCCAAAATATTGATGCCGACTTAGGCACCGACATTACTGGCGCCGTGATGCCTGCTGGTGGCGCCGGAGTTAGAGGCTGGTTGTCGGCAATTTATAATTTCTTATCATCGAGGCTTCCTGCGCTTGTTAGTGGGCGCGTACCTGTTGATGTTGCTTCGCTATCAGTAACGGTTAATAACGCGCAGTTAGAAATTGCCAATGATGCCGGCAATCCGATTCCTGTCGATGGCTCGGTTAGTGTAAGCAATTTTCCAGCCACTCAGCCAGTAAGCGGCGCCGTCAGTATTTCTAATTTTCCAGTTACTCAGCCAGTAAGCGGTGCCGTAAGTATCTCTAATTTCCCCGTTACTCAGCCAGTAAGTGGGACAATTGCTTTTAGTAATACATCAATTGGTGTATCTTCATTGCCTGCTTTACCCGCTGGCAATAATGCGATAGGCTCGGTTAGTATTTCTAATTTTCCAGCTACTCAACCAATAAGCGGCGCTGTCAGTATTTCTAATTTTCCAGCCACTCAACCAATAAGCGGAACCGTAGCAATAAGCAATTCTTCAATCGAAATTGCTAACGACGTGGGCAGCCCGATTCCTGTTAATGGCAGTGTAAATATTGGTAACTTTCCTACTACCCAAGTAGTTAGTGGAACTGTCGCTATTAGTAATTCTTCAATTGAAATTGCTAATGATGTTGGCAGCCCTATTTCAATCGGCGGTGTTTACAATGTGACGTCGCCGACTTTAACCAATGGACAGGGCAGCAATATTCAGCTTAGTGTTCGCGGGAATGTATTAATTGATTGTGTTGATTATGTTAGCTCGCCAACAAACATTCAAGCCGTTGACACTAATTCCACAACATCAATAGGGCAAGATAATCAAGTAATTATTAGAGGCAATCCTAGCAATAATAGTTTTGCTTCTTATGCCTCTTCTGGTAACAGCAGCTTTGCAATATTAATTGAAAATCAACCTGCCGCAACTCCTTTTGTTGGAACACTACAAATCGAGCGTAGCTTAGACGGAAACATCTGGACTTCTATCGGCGCCTTTGTTGCTGGTTCGCGGTTTGTGCGCTCACAAATTACAGCCGAAGCAGTATTGCATGGTAATTGTTCAAGCAGCCAATTTCTAAGAGTTCGTGCTATTGCGTGGACTTCAGGAATCGCGCGAGTTACCTTTTTAGCTGGACAAGGGACAGGCACGACAACAGTTGGAAACCCGCTGAGAATATTTGACCAAGTTAGCGGCGCCGAGCTAACGATTAAAGCGGCAAATGTATCTGCTACTTCGGCAGACCCCGCTGTTGTTGTCACTAGTAGAGATAAACCCTCAACGATTAATACTAATATTCCAAATTCTTTTCCAGTTAGCAGTACCGCCAGTGTGATTGCTTTGAATAACGACAGAAAAGGATTAACTATTTCTAACCCCCTAGCCTTTGATATTTTCGTAGGGTTTCAATCAACCGTTTCATCCACTTCTTACGCCGTGAAAATTCCTCCTTCTGATAGCTATGGCTATTGGGAAGCGCCATACAATTACGTAGGAATTATCTCTATCGCAACCGCCACTGGCAATAGTGGAAATATTTTTGTCAGGGAGCTAATTTAATGCCGTTATATAGATACAATTCAACAGCAGTAAAACCACTTATTTACAGATACACAACAACCGGAACCTTTGTATTAAATTACCCCAAAACTTACACTTTTTGCAGGATGATTTTATGCGGTGGTGGCGGTGGCGGTGGGAGCGGAAGGCGCGGCGCCGCAGCTTCTGCTCGTTGGGGTGGTGGCGGTGGTGGAGGCGCCGGAATCAGCGACTGGATATTTAATTTAGAAAACGTCAATAACACGACTTTTCCAAATTTTAGTATCACTGTTGGCGCAGGTGGAGCGGGTGGCGCCGTTACAACAACAAACGATACGAATGGTAACAACGGCGTAACAGGGAACGATTCAAGTATTTCGCTTGCAAGCTCCGACGGCACCGCGCAACAAATTATTATTTACGCGCCTGGAGGATTACTAGGTCAGAGCGGTAGCGCATCTGCCGGAAACGGTGGGGCAGGTGGTAGCGCTTGTGTTTATCCTGGCGCCTCTGGAGGAAACAGCGGACTTGCGGCTACAGCAAATAGCGGAGGGTCGGGCAATACAGGGATAGCCGGTGGCGGCGGAGGTGGCGGAATAAGTACAGGTAACGTCGCTTATACGGGCGGTTCTTGCGGTGTTAGTCAAAGATTTAGACTAAACACTACTGCATTTAATACTGCATCCCAAGCAGGAGGCGCCGCATCTCAAGTAGCCGACGCATCTAATGGTATATCGGCATCTGTCCCAACAAACTATACAGATTTTATCTTTGGAAATTCTGGCTCTGGTGGCGGCGCGTCAAGCGCTGGGGCTGGTGGTAGAGGAGGGGATGGAATCTTTGGTAGTGGTGGAGGAGGAGGAGGCGCTAGTCTAAATGGCTTCAATTCTGGCGCTGGGGGTAAGGGTGGGGACGGCGCCGTTTATTTAGTTTTTTACTAACTAATTAAGGAAGAAGAAAGAAGGCAGAAGGCAGAAGGTAAAATACTTCTTTCTTCTTTCTTCGTTTAGTTACAATTTTAAGCGCGCAAAAACATTTAATCGCTTAAAACTTTACCCTACAGAGCTTTTGTTGCCTGAAAAAAGGTATATTGTACCTATTAGATAAAAGAATGAAGAAAGCAGAAGCGCTGACATATCTAGCTTCTGCTTTTTCGTTGGCGCATCCTTTTAATCTCTGCGTCGTGCCAAATCATGCCAAATGATGCCAAGACATGCCAGGATAAGGCACAATGTTAGTTACATTATTAGCACGCGGCGCCGACATCATGACTGATTTTGACAAGAAGCTAGAAGAAGTCAACGCTCGATTACGAGGCGCCAAGTTAAGAGTTTCTATATTCCAGCGTCAAAACAAACTATGGCTGCGGGCAACTCTCCCACCCAAACCCCACATCAGGCGAGAGGGAAATTACCAGCAAGCAGTAAGTATCAACTGTAATGCCACAATTGCTGGATTGAAATACGCCGAGCAAAAAGCCAAGCAGATGGCGGTCGAACTAGATACAGGCGCATTTGATTGGGCGCGCTGGATTGAAGTCAAGCCCGACAATGAAGAGCCAAAAATAATTCATGAATGGATAAATAAATTTCATGAGCATAAAGCTTCCACTTCCGCGCTCGCTTCTTCTACATGGAAGTTTGATTATTTAGGGGTTGGGCGCAAACTGCCTCAACAGGAAGAACTATCAGTAGAAGTGTTAATAAAGTTTATTTTTGCTAATAGTAAACCTGACACGCGCACTCGCAAGCGCCTTGTTGGCTACTGCGCGCAGCTGGCAGAGTTTGCACTTCTCCCTTCTAAAGAAATTAGGACGCTAGAAGGCAGTTACTCAGCTAAATCCGTAAACCCGCGCGCGCTACCAAGTGACGAAGAAATTCAAGATTTTGTAGACAGTATCAAAGAGCCTGGATGGAAATGGATTATAGCAGCAATTGCCACTTATGGACTGAGGAGTCATGAGGCATTTTTTACAGATTTAGCGCGCTTCCCCAAAATCCGGGTAACCGAAGGCAAGACAGGCGCCCGCGTGATACAACCTCTTTATCCAGAGTGGGCGCCACGCTGGAATCTACAAAATAAAATCCTACCTTCATATCAGAAGGTAGATGCTGCCCACGAAGAATACACTTTGAAAATTAGCGCTTGGATGTGCCGCAACAGTCCATTCAAAGCGCTTGATTTGCGTCATTGCTACGCGCGCCGATGCTTCCAATTTGGATTTGACCCTACCCAATCAGCCAAGCTAATGGGACACTCGTGGCAAATCCACCTTCAAACCTACCGCGCGTGGATTGATGAAGAAGTTTATGATAAGGCTTATCTGGCTAAAATCAGCAACCCAAATCGACCACTACCACCAAACTAACAGTTCGCAATTCGCAGTTCGCAGTTCGCAGTTAAATTCAATTGCGACTTGCGAATTGCGAATTGGTAATTATCTTTGGTGAGTAGGCGTGGCTCTAAGGCGCCGTATCGCTTCTAAATTTATTTTTATATTGCGCTTCTTGCTGCTGGGCGGCGCGTCGTTTACCCAATGAATGCCTTCGATAAAGTATTCGGCTTCGATGTACCGCAAGATACTGCGGCGACTAAAACCGCGTCCTAATATCCTGTACGCTTCGTCGATGGGCACACAGTCTTGTTCGTTAATAGTCGCTTTCAGTAAATTAGTTTTGGGCATAATTTTATGTTACTAAAAATCCTCATCGGCGCCGCTAATTTCGGCGCCATACTCGTTCATCAAGGCGCCCACCCTCTCAAGCAATACTAGAGCTTTGGCGCGCTCATCTTTTAGCTGGCTTTGCTCGTAAAACTCCTTGTCGTGCGCTTCGATTCCTCCAAGGGCAATGAAGAGAGCGTTTGCGGCGCCGTAGGCTTTAATGAGGTGGTTCCATGTTTTTACGTTTTTCATTCACCCTCCCAAGCATCTTTTTCAAGTTCTTGACACTGTGCTGAGATAGAACCCCAATCAATGTTATTTAAAGCATTGCTAGGCGTTGAATTAGTAGCTTTTGGTAGCGCATTTTGATTGATAAATACTTTCACAATATCTCCACTGCTATCTCTCTCAAGCCCATATCTTCTGACCATAGCAAGCTTTTGGGCTTCCTGTTTCAATACATTGCTGGCGCCATTTAACCATTCATTTAGTAATTCAACCTCTTTTTCTGGCTGATTGTAAAAGCTTCTCTGGCGCCTTAATTCAGCCTCAATATCAACTTCTTCCAATGCAGGCAATGCTTTGATAGTAGCGGCGCATTGCGCTTCTTCAAATGGCAATGCTTGAGAAGTTGGTGTGGCTGATTTAGTTGGCATCAAGACATCAGCGCCGCGCTCTACTAAGGTTGTAATATTGTTCATGAGCGCTTGAACGTTTTCTTCAGTTGCTTCGGGCAATGGCACAAAGTAACTGGGTAAAATCGCCTTTTGCCCATCATTCTGAAGCTGATTACAGGAATCAGTGGTCGTGTTCAAATACGCCAAGAACTCTTTAAAAATTTCGTTAGCGCCTTTGGGGTCTCTATAAAACTGATTACGAGCATAGATGCGGGCGCCTGTCTCTCGATGTCCGCCTTGAGGCTTGTAATGCCTCTCTGCCCACCAAGTTAAAAACAACGGGTAAGGCTCGTCCAGCGCTATCTCCCACACATGCAATTCTCGACTATCATTTTGTGTATTCGCTATTGTTCGTTTTTTCGGCATATCCGAACAAGCGCGGGAAAGTTGATCTGAATTAGGGACTTCAGTTTTAACAAAAGACTCTTGAATTAGTCCGTTGACTTTAGAGTTTTGGGGCGCCTCTTCTTCTTGTGTTTTAAAAACCTCTTTCTCTTGCCCTTCCTCATCTGCGAGAGATAGGGTTTTTTTTGTATATATAGTAGAAAATTCACTAGCGCAGGTTGGATTCTGCATTAGTGAATCTTCCAATCTGCATTTTTGAAGATTGGCGCCCAGCAAGGATTCTGGGTCATAGCCAATCCAATCCGCGAGTTCAGCTAGCTTTGAGATGCATAGTGTCATCCAGCTGGTTTGGTTATATTCTTGGAATCCAACTGGCTTATTAATCAGGCGCCTTTTCAAGGATGAGAACGTTTCTTTGACAACGATGCCCAAACCACATAATGACCGAATCATGCGACCAATTTGAGACTCAGACATGCAGGGGAACTGCTGGCGCCAGTGTTCGTAAGTGTTGTAAATGAATTTTTCGCCATCTTTTGTAAGATGTCCCGACTTGGTGTTTAGCCAAAAAGCCAACTGGTTAACAAATATTGCCGCAGCGGTTGGGTTGGGGACTCCTAAGTCTTTAAGCGCGGCCGCAAGCATGGGTGTATAGGCTTTAGGGCGGTTATCGATTTCAATCTGTCTATCGCTCATTCCTCTACCTCCCCATCTAAAAAAAGTTTGTCTAAATAGCCATCTATAAGTCCATTGATGTAATTTTCTGGGTTAACTATATAACCGTACTGCTCATACGTAAACGCAATTCGCTGAGGAATCTGCTCATAAACAAATTTGTGTATTTTTTTTATCTCGCTCAAGCTCTTCGCATTTGCAAAAATTAGAAGCAAGCTAACATTTAAGTCAAAAGACTTATCGTTTTCGCTATATATTTGATGTACTTGGGTGAGAAAATTCTTGGCAGAGCGAGCCATGTACGTAAGAGTATAAGAGCCTTTAAGGATGTAAGGCGGAGTCGCTTTGCGTCCTAAATGTGACAAAGGTTTTTTCTTCAAAGGGCTGTTTTCAGAGTCTTCTATGTTCTCGTCGAATTCAAAATATTCTCCATGAACGCGACAATGTGAAAAAAGTTTATGTAAACACTTTTCATCGGTTACGCAATCTGGAGTCCAAAAGCAGTCTTTGACGATTAATGGGTATGGAGATTGTGTTGTTATTTTTTGACTCCTAACCAAAGGGTTGTTAGATCGACCAATCTTATATCTTGGCGTGCCTTCGGCTTTAAGCAAATAAACATATCCACTTCTACCAGACGGGATATCGTTTATTGTTGATGTGCTAAAATTGTATTCAAGCATTTGGTCCTTTCTTAATATTTGTTGAGATGGGAATCAATTCTCGCTTCATCTGTGCAATAGATGAGGCGAGATTTTAATAGCGCCCAAAGAACGGCGCCAACAAAATCTTCTTCTTCAACCTATAACAAAGCGCAGGCGTGGCGCCATCACTCCAGAAAACTTCAACCTCGCCTTCTGCAATCAATGTACTTATCGGTTGACGTAGCGCGGGATAATCGGTGCCTGTTTCGTCTTTAATCTCCCCCAGTGTTTTATCACCATTAGTAAGCGCTTGTTTAATCCTGTCCGTAAGGTTGCTCATTTTTTAAACCCTCTTCAGTTTGTAATAAATTTTGCCGCTAACGAGGCGCTGCTCGATTTCACCCGCATCGACTAAGCGCGATGCCTCTGCGAATATTTCTGGGTAATAGGCGCCTTCGATTGAGTTTCTTATTTCGCCCGGTGTTTTATCACCGGTGGCGAGAGTTTTTTTAATTTGGTCTGCGAGTTTTTCCATAAATGTAGATGCCCCTAATGGGCTTATAAATTTTCAACTAAGTATCTGTTACGGCGCCTCTTGAGAACGCCCTCGGAAGCAAGCACTTTCATACAAATAATGACTTTCTCGCGCGTCATGTTTGTTTTAGCCATGACTTCGGACACAGTACAGTCCGAAATCCTTAAGACATCTCTTACTGACTGCATTTCTAAGTCGCTGCCACTTTTGTAGCCTTTATCGCGCAAAAACATATTCTTTGGTTTATTCATGCCGCCTCCTTTTGAAGAAAACTGATTGCAGCTGCAACGACGCCTGGATTACCAACGCCCAATACCTCGCCCAGCTTGCCAAGCAATCCTTGAATAATTAGCTCTTCCGGCGCCTGTTTACGCGCTTCCGCTAAGTCAATAATTGTGCGCGCTGTACTGTCGTAAGTGTCGTGAAGGTTAACTTCTTGCCCATGAAGACTAACCTTGTAGTGGCGCGCTGCGTTTGGACCAGCTACCCATCCACACTTCGTCCTGATTTTCTTAGGTGGTTCAGGAAGTTGGGCAATTTCTCTTACTGCGGCGCCGATATCCGCAGCTTTAACCCTACGGTTTTCGGATTCAGCAACTTCGCAAGCCAATTCCCAAGCCTTTTTACAGTCGTGGATATTGTCGCGCAATGGGTAAAGTTCGCGCGCTTGTGTTTCTGGTAGCGTGCCAATTTTTAATCCCATGCTGTGTTCTAGTTTGCCAGCCTGCCATTCCTTTTGGAGGGAAGAGTAGGCGCGCTTAAATAAGGAGTGGTGATTCTCTAAAAATGCGCTCATCGAATCACAGCCAAAAGCCTTGTAACCTTCGCGCGCGTCGATTTTTACAAGCGCGTAACGGGTGAAGTTCTTGGCGAATAAAGCAAAGTTCTTAAGCGCTTCGCCGTTGTCGATGATGCGCTCGATTAACTCTTCGACTTCTTCTTTAGATAGCGCGGCGCCGTCGATGTCGTTGGGGATTTGAAGGGCAACTGGCGCTTTTTCTTCTGGCGCTTTTTCTTCTGGCGCTTCAACTTCCGTTATTTCTTCCACCTTCGTATCCGAAGGTTCAGATTCAACCTTAGTTAAATGCCATACAGGAAGCTGGCGTTCGACAGGATTGTTGTCCGGATTGGGAGAGTCCAAGCGCCGTACTTGAGCTTGTCCTTCCTCGACGTGAATAACCTTATATATGTCGTCGAAGTCATTCGCCTTAACTTCGTCGCCCGCCTTTATGTCTGATTCAAGCGCAGGAAACGCGATTAAGTTCAAAGGGTTTATCGGCTCGGTGAGTCCCTTGTCGTCGAACTTTACCCAGGCATCAGGCATGGGTAAATCTTGATAACCGATGTAAGTCCCGCTTCTCATGAGCGGTTCGCAGAAGACTCTCGTGCCCTCAGAAAAGGAATTTAAAATTTCCAGGCGCCTCTCCCTCGTATCTTCCGGGTTCCTCTCAAACTTCTTGCATTTAGATTTACGTACAGTTGTCGCGACCATAACATCCTCTCATGTGCTAATTTATCCTTCGCAATCTCAAACCAATTGAGCTTTCGTTCGAGATATGTATTCTTTGATTATCCGTACCAGATTTAATTTTATTTTTGCTACAAACCAACAAAAAAGTAAAGCCTCAGTCGCTAAATATTCACATTGGTTGATGTTAAGTTCCTCCTTTTTTGTGCAATAATAAACAAACAAGTTTGGGGTAGTGACCATTCCCCACATGTGCTAATTTTGCCGCTTTTGCGGCTTTGTAATTTGAGTAGAGGCGCCACCACGAGGCTGAGAATCTAGTGGGTGGCGCCTTTGTTTATGCGGCTAATGCTCCTTCAATTTCTAGCTGCTTTTCCGTTGATTCAAGAGTTTTTATTCTTTCGCTTAATTCTAATTTTGCAAGCCTTTCTTGCTTGTGTTTTTTAATAGCTTCATCAATCGCTATTATGCAAAAAGCTGTAACGCTTAAACCTGTCTCTTTGCAGGCCTTAAGCAACTCGCCTCCCAGTTCTAGCGGCACATTTATGCTTGTTCTGTACAAGTGTTCTTTACTACTAAGCTTCATGGCGTTTATTAAATACGTTTTTACTAAGCCGCAAGCAGCGTCAACACGACATAGCTTGAGTATGTTGTGGTGTTTTAGTTACTGTGGCTACTATACTATATCAGCAAATCAACAGATATAGTCACACCCATTTGAAAAATTTTTCACAACCGTGAATAATGTATGTTTAAAAATTAAGTGAGTACGGTACGGGAAATGGATAAAGATGCCAAGGCGCGCTTTGTAGAAAAGCTTATGCAAGCGCAAGCGGAACGCTCGCAGCGACGATTCGCTAAAGACTTGGAAGTTCAGCTTGGCACGTTGCAAAATTGGTTACGTGGCGACAGCTATCCAACTCCTGAGAATTTTAAGAAAATTGCCGCAGCTGCTGGGATGTCCCAGCTTGAATTATTTGCTTACATCTTCGACGAAGACACTAGCAACTTACCTCCGGCGCCAATTCAAGCAGAGCAGGCGCTTTCTTATTTGGCGCCTCTCTCAAAAAAAGAAAAAGTACGGCTGATAAAGCTATTGTTGGATGATGTAGCTGACGATTGACATAGACAGAACTTTTTAGGTTTATCAGCCCACGGCGCAATCGAAGCGTATGTGTGGCTGAATTAGATGCACGCTACTCATCAAACCTTAGCTTCTAAGACGCATTTTCTTTTTCTTGCGCTTGCGCTTCCATTTCCTCTGCTTTTTTTTGCGCTTTAATTTCAGCCTGAACCAATAAAGCATACCGTACAGAAGCTTCTAAAGCCTTAACAAGTTCGTCTTTGGCTTCAGATTGTAGATTCATGCTTGTCGCTATATCGGCAAGACGGTCAAGCACTTCGCTGAGTAAGTGTTGGTCAATATGAAATTGTAGCTCTTGTCTAAGTGTTCTCATCTTTAAGTGTGTGCAAGTAAAAATCATTTTTGCCTTTACTTAAAAATAGCGAAATCCCTAAAGGGAGCATTTTTAGCGGCTTTGATTTATTTTTCTATAGTTTTCGTGATGCACTTCTCGTAATCATTATCAATGTCAATGGCGCCAAAGTATTGCATAATGCGCCTAATTCAAAAGAATTTCTCGGTATTTCCCCGCAGGCGCCTTATCGACTAGTTTGTTAAAATCTGCTGACAAAGACAACAGACACAGTTGTAAAAGGGTTTTAAGTCAAGCCTCCGGCGCCGGAGGTTTTTTGCTGCTTAAATTAAGTTGCGCTTTCTTTCGGGTTTAGGTTGTCAGTCTATTTCTAGTCCATATTTTCGGCGCCACTCTTCAGCCCAAAGGAAGTCAATGCCAATTTCGTTAGCACAATCTTTATCTTCGGGGCGGTCGCCAACCATTAGCCTTCCTGTTACTTCGCGTTCCCCATCTTCTATAAATAGTTTTGCAAGCTCAAGCATCCCGGAATGAGGCTTGCGGTATAGCCCTATTAACTGGGGTTCTCTTGTTCCTATCTCGTGGAATTCGCTTCTAGTAACGTGCCAGCACTCTTCTCCCGCAAAGTCCGGGCAAAAGTAAATTTCTTGCAATTCAGGAAACAAGCTGAGTGTATAAAGCATTTCTTGAGACGCCGATGCAAGAGTCTTGTATCCGCTTTTGATGCCTGCTTGATTTGATATTCCTACACAATGAGCGCCGTTATCGGCAAAGTGTTTTAGCGCTTTGTCTGCACCTTGGATTATCTTGACATCGTGCGGATGCTTCTTAAACGTGGCGCCGCTTATAGTTTCAGTTAGCGTGCCATCAATATCAACAAACAAAATTCTGCCTTCCAAATTTAACTTCTCCTTTAAGGATAAAATTTATTGTTTTTAATAAGGCGCCATGCATCGCCAATTGTTGAGCCGTACTGACATGTGTACCTGCCGCGCGAAACAATTTCAATGCTGTATCTATTGCCTCGATGCCAAAAGAAATTGCTTGGTTCAAGGCTTTTCGCGCGAAGAAAGTAATCGCCAAATCTCTTGTATTGCATCAAAAACCTTAATTGTCCGATACTTTTGTAGTTTCATCCTGCTTGATTAAAAATTTACATTAAGTTCAGGACTTACACCTATAACTATCTTTAAAAATTTGGGATTCATAAATATAGTTACTTGAAACGTATTTATGAAACTTAATTTATCAATCAAGGGTTTAATTGCTGTTGTTTTACTTGCTGCTTCCCATGCGCCTGTTATGGCGCAATCCCGCTCGCATTTAGTAAACCTTGGCGCCGATAGTCAAGGTAACAATTACTATCTTGACGCGAGGACTGTTCGTTCTTACCAACGGTTTGAGATTCGCAAACTACAAAATCAAACTATGGTGCAACTAACGATGAGCGCTAATTGTCGAGAGCGAAGGATTTGGGTTACAAAGGTTGAGCGCTTCTCCATGAATGGTCAAAGACTCGCTCAAGCTACCGACCTCATGGAAGAAATGCCATACGAAGAAGGCGCGCCTGCCACTAATGCATTGAGATACTACTGCGCTGGTGTAGGTGTTCGTTGGTAATATTTTGTTTTCAAGGTTCAGTGCGGGCGCCTTGATTAAGAGGCGCCTGTTGTTTAAGCGATTCCTTTGGCAAAAGTTGTGCGATACCAATTGTGGAATCCCGTTACTGCTTCGTCGCAAGAAGTCCATTGCTTAAGCATTGAACCCGAACCAGCGTAAGACTCGTAATAATGGTAGAAAAACTCGCCGTTCAGCTTAACGATTAGCCCTATGTATACTTCGGGTTCTTCGTCAAAACTTAAATCCGCGCGGTACTCTATGTCGTACTCATTTACGGGCTGCTTTTTCACCTCAGAAAGTGAGAATTCGCTGTCTTTAAACAGTAATAAAGTCTCTAGTAGCTTCACTGGATAAGCCATTGGTTTTCTCCGCGCATGTGTTACTTTTTAGATATCTCATTAATTTCTCTAGACTCAGTTGCAGGCGCCAGTAATTCATTGTGTTGGCCGCTTGTTGTTTTGGTTCGTGGCAAGTGGCGCCTAGTATCTTTTGTTGAGAGATGGCTTAAGCTCATGAATCAGATGTAGTTCTGTGTCTCGCATTGCTTGCTCTGTTCCTTCCAAAGGGAAAAGGAGGCAATAAAGGAGAAGCTCAACTCCGCTCTTTGTAAAAATTTCTAGTTCTTTGACATGGTGAGTGGTTATTCTTAAATGTATGTTCAAACTTGAACCTACATAAGCAATCCTTTTTGAGTTTTTGTTGTTGATAGCTACAATATAGACTCCAGGAGAGTCAGGAATTTTGCTTATGTCCTGGGGGATTCGGAATGGAGAACAGGAGTTAATAATTGATTGCAAAATGGGATTCTCTTGTCGAGGGACTATCTCCAACCCATCAAAGTTATGTTCTTTGTTTATGGCAAAGTTGACGATATTGTATCTGCTCGGCGTTTTGGCTTTTAAAGCCCTCCCTAGAATTTCATTGAATCTATCAACGTCGTACTCGTATAGCCAGCGTATGCAAGTCATGCAGCTTTTTTGGTGGATGATAGCGTGTCCCGTGACACCATCGGTGCAAAGGTGTTTAAGGCGCTCGCAATTTGATATTTTCTTGCCTATTGCTTCAACAAATTCCATGTACACTTACTAGTAAAGAGTCGGATATAGCAGGCGCCAACATCGTAAGTGTTGGCGCTTGTTGTTTAATTAGCCCGAAGGCTTAAGTATTACGGTACCATATTCTATCCAAAATGGAATACTTTTTACCCCTAAAATCAAAACCCACCCGGACTACTTGAGTCGGGTGGGTCTTCTTTGGCTATTTGCTGTATTTGTTTCAGCTTGCGCCTCAGCGTATTTATATAGTGGCTGAGGCGACTAGCTCCCCCTTGCGCGCTTCCTCTATTTGCTCAAGCCTTCTCTTTATTAACTGCAATTCCGTCTCTAACCTCTCTACTCGACTTACTTCATCAGCATTGACAACAATTTCACCACTGAGGAACTTTTCAGCAAGAGCTGTTAGCACTTTTGCCTCATTCAGCCCTATTTCTTTTGCCTTCTCAGCAAACCTATCCTTGAAAGATTGAGTGACGCGCGTACTGATTCTGACATCTTTTACTGCTTTTTCCATTTTGGCTCCCATTTATAAATTTCTTTGGATAAGCAAAGTCTAGCACTCTCACCCTGTAAAGGTAAATGACGTATCCCAAATTATTGACATTTTGGGATACTTGGGATACATTTAATTCATAGGCGCCACCAACAACCGCCCAAAGAAAAACCCCTCGGCGCCAACCGAGGGAAACAATAAACTTCAACCAGGATTTTAACAAATGCAAACCTATACTCAAGCGCAACTTGAAACAAAAACTCTTAAAGAACTTAAACGGCTAGCGCAAACACTCGGCGCCGAACCAACCAAAGACGCGCGCTTAAAGCAAAGTTGGGTTACAGCAATACTAGGCGCCATGCCTCAAAAGGTTGAGGAACTACCTTCGGATACGAAGGTAGAAGCTGAAGCTAAAACTTGCGCGGATTGCCCACTGTTTCAAGCTTTCAATGACGGCAGCGGTCGCGGTTTATGTTGCGGCGCCGACCGAGTAGCGCGCGCTCATCATCAGCAGACCCAAGATTGTCTTCACTTAATTGAAGCGCACGAGGAACAACCTTCGGATACGAAGGAAGAAGAATATGTCTTGCTACCAGCAGGCGCCACTCAAATGATGACCGCTTACCACGTAAAACATCAAGGCTTGATTGTCGGCATGATATTTAACGTGCATCGAAATAATTCTTGGCAGTGTGGTGATGGACAAAATTATAGGTATCCAGCAGAAGCTAGAGAGGCGCTTGTAAAACTAACCGAGGCGCCGCTTTTAAAGACTCACCCACATAAATACCAGTCACCAGATGGCGCGCTAGAAGTAACTCAGATGAGCGAGATTGGTAAACATAAGTTATGGGTGAATAACAAAGATAAATTTTATTACAGCACTTACCGCGACGCCGAAAAATCTAATCATCCAGTAGCAGTGCGCTGTGATGATGTGAAGGTGGGAGATAAGATATATATTGCTGGTTACTCGCGTATAGTATCGGACATTCTTCAAGTTCCACACTTAGGAATAAACTGGACGAAGTTTGTGTGCGCTGACGGAATTGAAATAAAGGCGCCGTGGTATTGCCCGGTTCAAATAAGCGCTTTCCCTTCGCTTGAACTGGAGGCTGCATAAAATGCGTATCTTCTTAATCACTGCGCTTTTAGTTTTTCATTTACCAGCAGAGGCAATCACTTTCAAGCCACCTGCGGAACCCTCGCCCAAAGATAGCGCTAGTGGCGCCAGTCGATGGGTTGATTCTCCAAGTTTTGAACCGCCCCCAGATAACCCGCGACCTCACTGTAAAAACTTGGGGTGCAGAAGGGGAGGCGCCGCATCTAGAGGCGCTTGAAGACAGGAGGACAGGAAGACAAGGCAGAAAAATCCCCCTTGTCCACGAATCCTCCTGTCCACCTTGTCTCTCCCAAGGAGGCGCTTAATCAAACTACCGCGCTCGTTTAATGCGGGCGCCTAACAAAATGAAACCAAAACAAGCAAACAAAATCATAAGACAGTGCATCGAGAAATTAACAAAAGTTCAAGACGGAATAGAAGTTAATTTTCCTGAAGAGTTGGCGCCGAGAACTACTGACGAAAAGTTCTTTAGTCAGCTTGCAGAAGCCCTTGGTCAACTTGAAAACTGTGAATATGACTTAGACCAACTTGAGGAGGCGCCTTAAATGACACCACATCTTAACGCCGCGCTTGCAAAAGCCAAGCTAGAATTTCCTCAGATATTAGCTAACCGTAGAGTTAAAATACCGACTAAATCAGGTCGAGAAATTTCTTTTACCTATGCTGAATTGGAAGAAATAGCAGAAGCAGTAACGCCAGTATTAAGCGCGAATGATTTGTCTTTGTCTTCTCAAATGCGCTATTTAGAGAATGGCAAATTTGTCCTCGCTACTGCGCTTCGTCATGGGTCGGGAGAGTTTATAGAATCCTTCTTTCCATTGCCTGAATCGGTTGGCGACGCCAAGGAACTAGGGATTCAAATCAGTTATGGGCGCCGTTACAACGCATTATGCTTACTAGAGATTAGTGTGGTTGAGCCAAGTAATGAGCAGCAATGGCAAGAAAAGAAGCGCAAGATAGCTGGTGAACTTAGACAGGAAGTTGAGCAGGCGCCGCAGTTATCCGCGAAGCCCAAGAGAGAAAATGGAGGATTGCTTGAGGCTGTTTCAGGAGTGGCGCCTGTTACCCCAAAGCCCTCGACTAAGCAAAATGACCGTGTTAGGGCTGTTTGTGTTCAGATAAACTACCCTATGGAACTCGCGCGCGAGTGGTTGGCTAAATTTAGTCTAAAATCATTTGACCAGTTACCGTTGCAGGCTGTTGACGACTATATCAAAAACATATGCGCTGCTTGGGCAAGTCAAAACGGCATGAACGAACACCATGCCAAGCGCAGTTATGAAAAGCGCGTGGTTGGTCAACCTGACGAAATCAAGGCAATTGCTAGCTGGATGGAGTACGTAAGCTCTATTAATCTGGATGAGAAAGACTTAGTGGAGGCGCCTGCATCATGAAAATCATCACTCTTCATCAGCCTTGGGCGCATCTCATCGCCATAGGTTACAAACACTACGAAACGCGCTCTTGGCACACCAAATATAGAGGTGCCTTGGCTATCCACTCAGCCAAGCGCCCGGTTTCACTTGAAGAGCTAGCGCGTATTTCTAATGAGAGCGCTGGAACTTTAGATTTAAATTTTCTGACAGCGCTTAACTACGAATACGGAAAGATTGTCGTCGTTGCCGAGTTGACTGATTGTCTTGCAATGGTTGATAAGCATCATCCTGGGCGCCTTGACTCAACGATTAAAGTCTCCTCTGTTTCAGCGCTAGAAAAAGCCTGTGGAGATTGGCGCGCTGGGCGTTATGCTTGGGAGCTAAAGGATATCAAGAAGCTTGATGCGCCGATTCCTTATAAAGGGCGCCAGGGCTTGATGAATGTTGATGGCGCCACTGCTGCATTGCTGTCAAAGTCTTGCGGGTGAAGCTTTACCCGCAGAGCTTTGACTGGAAGAAGAGTATTCCAGGCGCCTTGTATAATTCAAATTAAATTAAGGAGCAACAAAGATGACTACTTATAACGTAAATTTTGACGAATCGACTTCAGTTTTAACAATAGGCTTTGGCGAACCAGCTAATAACGACCAAATTGTTAAAGATGCCGTTGCAGGAATCAAGCAAATTAAAGAACAGTTGCATGGCGCGGTTCTTAAAGTCAATGGCGCCGCATCCCTTCCCGTTGGCTTTGCTCTTTCCGCTGAATTGGCGCACGTTGTCAAAGCAATTGCGGTGTTCGACCCAAAACTAAAGCAGTATGTTGTGGCTGTAACTCATGACCCTAGTTACTCAATTGGCGCCTTGATTGACTAAGTAAAGCGCCTGTTCAGTTAGTAAAACAAATTCAAAAGGGATTGAAACCGCATTAAAATACTTTCAATCCCTTTTTAGTGAACTATGGATAGCAAAATTTTTTATCGTATTGAAGAGTTAGCGCTATTGATTGAAAAATTCCGCGCGCTTGATGGCAAAGACCAAGAGTGGTTGCGCGATTTATTCAAAGGCGACCGCACGATTATCTCATGTTTAGAAATTCTTGATTTAATTGAGAATAAATCTTTGAGTTATTACGAATTAGCGAATATCATGGGATGCTCGCCGGAAACGGTTAAGCAGAAGCTCAATGCCATGATATCTGGGGGAATTGCTATAAATCAATCGCGCAGGAAGTACAAGGCGCCGCGCGGTGGCAGACCAAGAAAGCTTTGTAATAAACCTTCGGATACGAAGGTGAGTGTTTTATAGCAAACCTGAATAATATAAGCGCAAGCGCTGAAACCCTTGTAACTGCGTAGTTAAAGTGTTTTAGCACTAATTTTTGTTTGGGATGCGGGCGCCGTTGTTCTAATTTTGATTATTAATACCTTCCCAGTCTTTGCAAAATATTCCAGGCGCGCCTTCTGGGTGTACCGCGCAGTTAATGCCGCATTGTCCGTGGTAAAATTTGCAACCAATACAGGCGCGCGGTTTTATCATTGAGCGCGGTGAGTCGAACTCTTCTATCAGTATTTCCAAGAGGGAGAAGCAGCCACCAACGATTAGGCAGGCGCCTCCAATAGACAGCGTGCTTACAGCGAGGTCGCGCTTAAAGTTGCTGTTTGGTAGTAGTAAGGAGATGGCGCCGATTATTGTAATTGCGGCGCCGAACCATGTCATTTTTGTAGTGGGTTCTTTGTACATTGTTCTGTTTGTCCGGGGATGCGGGCACCGATGTTGTTAACTCACTGATGCATTGCCCATTGTTGCGCTGCCCATTGTTTTGTTTTCTCGCTAGCATGAGCTAAAGCCTGCCACTGCTCAAGGGTAAATTCCTCTTCGCTGAATATCTTCCGCATCGTGTTGGCAATGTAGCCCGGATGATTTTCATTGACGCGCGCCACTTCTTTCAAAACAGCGAGAGTTGTTTTAAAGTTCAGTTGCTCAAGCGCTACGATTTCACTCATATTTTTCCTTGCGTTACGTGGTGTTTATAACTTTGCTTGGGATACGGGGCGCCTTTGTTTTAAGCTGCCTCTTCACGCAGGCGCCGAATTTCCTCTTCTAGTCGCTCTTGAACTCGGCGCTCTATTATTTCATCTATTTTTTCTACTACATAGTCCGCGCGCGTGAAAGGCTTTGAAAGGAATGTATATTCTTGAAGAACATTTGTGCAATTTTCCATCAACAAGCTGTAATCGTGAAGCTCGCGCGCGACTTTGTCTAATATTAAATTGCCGCCTTCATCGCATACCAAGCGCTTCCACTCTTTTTCAAAAACTCCCATATAATCGCTCTCAGCATATTTATTTTGCATGATTAATTCTCCTTGTCCAACCTTGTTTTAATTTAGATAAATACTCTTGATTATTCGCGCTTTCAAGCACGGGATTATTAAAATCGTATTTCCAATTGCGCCTGTGATGGGCGCCTTCTTTGTGCCTGCGTGAATGATGCAATTTACACAGTGGGAAAATATGTACTCCTGGTATTTCTCGCCCAGCTATGGCGCCGCGCTCATCAGAGTAAAGTGCGTGGTGCGCTTCGATTGCGGGAGAGTGGCAGCCAGGGTAACAGCATTTATGGTTTGTAAGGCGCCTGCATTCCCTTGAAGTTTCGCTCCAGTTGGGCGCGTATCTTACACTGAAATCCCAAACTTTTTTAGTAGGTCTTTCCTGCCTCCTTGCTTTAGTGCGGTTATTATGGCGCCTTTAATTTGGTTAAAAATTTCGTCATCAGTAATATTTAAATCTTCTTTAATAAAATTATCGAGTGTTTTATTAGAGGCTTCCAACTTTGCTATTACTAGATTTGTTTGCTCATTAGTTCTTGATGTTAATTGCGCCCTTTCCTCGTCTGTAAGCGCATCGCTTTGTCCAGGTCGTTGTAAAAATTCGCGCTTATCTCTATTATAGCCAGAGTAATTTTCAAGCTCTGGGACTGGTATCCACTTATTTAATCCCCCATGAAACATGCATCTTTTTACGGGAGAGATGGCGCAAAGCTTGAGCATTTCGTTGGTGGATATTTTAGCATCTTGGGGTATTACATTTGCCTGAAGAATCAACTCTGTTTCGCTCATTGATTCATCTTTAGCAATTAAGAAGGGAGTAAAAATTGCTTTATCCCCTCCGCTTAATTTAAGGCTATCACCGTGTCCATTTTGTGAAGCAAGGAATATTTTGATACCTGAACTATCTCCACTTGAACCATATCTTGATAATTTCCCAATCCACCATTGTATTGGCTTTGCTCCTAGTTCTTTATCCTTTGGTAACTCTGACAAGCTAGAATTTAGTGCGGCTAATTCATTACATGCAAGGACTTTAAACCCAGTTCCCGCATCAAACTCATCATACTCTTTGATGACTTTTTTAAGCCACTCAAAAACGTCTTTAGCGCTAGATTTGAATACTGCTTTGCGGTAGAGCTTGTCAATAACACCTTGAAAGTAACCAGTTTCTTTTGGTTCATCTTTACAGTCAAGCATGAAGATTGTTGCTTTGTCGCCATGCAATGCTTTAATGTCACGATACAAATGGGATAAGAAAAAATCTTTGCCGCTTCCAGGAACCCCATAAACTATGATTCTGGGTGAATTTTTAGCCAAATCTTTTGTAAGGTCTGTTGGGAGTTCCTCCTTGAATTCTATTGACTCTGTATCAACAACGACTTCTAATTTATTCGTTAATTGATTCGGCTGCTTGCTACCCTCAATTAGTTCCGGCGCCTCTACGTCCAAATAATCAAGCGCGGCATCGCTAAATTGATACTCTTCTTCTGCCGCATACTTTAATTCTTCTAGAATTGCCTCGCGCCCAACCTGTCGTGCATAGCTTCTAAAATCAGAGCCTTCCAGTACATGGGCGAGACAACCTTTGCGAACTGCCTCGAAATTATTCTCTTGGCTTCGCCCTTTCTCAAAAGCCGAAAACAGTACGTAACCAAGCACTAATGCACCAGTCAAGGGGTTGGACATAACTCCAACCACAAGCGCGACTGCCGCGCCTCCAAAAAAATGCGCCTGTAGTCCGTTGTTGCCAACACGAGCTAAGGCGACTTGCTTCCATTCCTTTGGGTCTTTATATGTTTCCTCAACATTAAAGCTTGACATTGCTAGAACCCTTCAAAAACTTGTATAACATCCAAACGCTAATCAGTACATGTACGACAATCTCTACAGCGAATAGCGTGCTGATTACTCCAAATAAATTTGCAGTGTTGATTCGGCGCCACTGCCCTAATAAAAGTAAACTTACTGCCTTATCCCAACTAACGCCAGGAATAAGTGGGTAATACCAACAACAGATAGCTAAATCGATTAAATAGGCGCCAATGCAATACAGCCACATCTGTCTCAAGAATCCATCAATAAAATTATTAAGGGTCTTCTTGGCTGATTTTATTGTTACCCCGTCGTTGTCTTTAATAGCTACATATCCATTGCTATCAGACGCGGAAACAACTGCCTCAAGAAATCCATGATGGCGCCACAATACTCCAGGCAGGACTTCAACTATCTGAACAGGCAGCCAAATCATAAAGGCGCCTATCCACACAGTTGCATTGCCCAAAGTTCGGAAAAGGTTTCCAATTAGCGGCAACCACAGAACAAATGCCATGAAGCCATTCTTAACAAACTCGGCACCTGCGTTGTCGAGTAAAGCTTTGTATGGCGCGATGTTCATTGCTGCGAACCAAACAAGCGCGGCGCCTGCACCCGCATAAAGGCAAAGGATAAAAATATCCAGTAGTCCAAAAGATTTACCGCGCTTGCGTTTACTGCCAAATCCAGTTTGCATTATTGCTCCTTGATGGGTGTATTCCAATAAACGCGCGCTTTTGACCCAGCTATGCGCCGAATATTTTTATCAACTAATTCCTTTGAACCTCCCGCTGCAATATCCAGCGCCACAGGAGTTCCTTCTTGATTTTCTCTGAGTATTGCGGTTTCGCCGTTGGCACCTACTACACAAGTCCCTGCTACCAAGTACGATTTATTCGTGCGGTCACGAACTGGTGCCGCTTTTTGTAAAGGCACGAGGTTGAAGTAAGTAAACTCACCAACCTTCTTGGAGTTGGGGTCAACCACTGGAATACAACCGCGCGATAGTCGAGCATCTGCTATTTTTGCTTGCTCGGCAAGGTTATCTTCGCTCATCTCCAACATAGTTTGGTAATTGGCTTGCCTCTCTAGCTCAATACGCATGTTCTCCATATTGGTCATGTTCCGCGCAATACCTTTGTGGTTAAGTGCAAGCGAACCAACAATTAAGGTGCCGAATATTATCCTTGACTTATTGCGGCGCCAAAATCTATTCCTCATCACTACCTCCCGCTGTACTTTTGTACCAAAGCCTTTACCAACCCCTTTGAGTCTTTCGCGGTAACAGGCGCCTTACTCAATTCCTTACCCGCTGACACTTCTGCTAAAAATGCAGTTGGGTCGAAGTCTGTAATTTCTTCTTGATATGCCTTGGCGTGGTTAGCCGTTTTAAAATCATCAATACCGTACTCTGTGAGAATTTTATTTAAGGCGCCGTGGTCATTAAGTAACCTAAATAGCGCCTCTGATTGCTGAGTGTTTAACCCTGCTTGCTGCCGAAGGTAATCAAATTCCAACTGCGCGCGCGTCTTCTCTGTGGCCGCTACTTCCAATTGATGAAGCGCAACGCCTCTGGTTATGCCGCGCTCTAAAAATACTTGTACTATGTTTTCGACGGCGCCGGGGTTCACAGTAATTCCTCTTTCTTCTGCGATGTCAACTGCTAATGATGAGGTTAGCGCGCGCTGTTTATCAAACGCTTCTACCACCACCTCGAACACACTTTCTAATTGCTCGGTTATATGGTCGCTAAATTCGGCGCCTTGCGGGTTTACCGTTGTGTCATATTTAGCCAACTCGGTGAGCGCTTTTTCTACAGTTGGCGCCTCGTATCTATCCGCAAAATATTCAAATAACTCTTGGCGTGTAAAGCTCATTTGTCCCCCTGACTTGTGCTTGTGTCATCGATTGGCGCCTGTCCCGCTAACTGTTGAATTGCAAGTAGGAATTCTTCGTCGGTCATGTCCTGTTGTTGTTGGTTATTCTGATTGCTCATGGGCGTTAATCCAGTTGTTGAATTTTTCTCTCGTTAGGTTCGGCGCCTGTTTCTTTAACCAGTCCTTTGTCTCTTGGTTGTCGCGCTTCTTACCATCACACCACCCCTTCTTTAGCGCGTGAATAATCGCCAAGATAAAACGTTGATAATTGTCAAGAAACTTTGATTTTTGGTACTCCTTGAGAATTGGGAACACGAGACGAATAATCCCTGACTCCCATCTCCAGATTGAAGTGCGGTCACGACCAAGAACTAATGCCCATTCTTCGCGCGATTGGTAAAAATCCTTGAAATAGGCGCCGAGACTGCTTTTTGATTCCAATATTTCTAATATTTTTTCATGCTGCATTTTTGCTCTACTAGTGTGGAAGTTAATTACAGTGCGCTTGAATCATGTTGCTGTCGCGTTGCAATACATTGATATTAGAAAACCTCCCACTGGGAGGCTATTAACTCTGTTAATTACTTTGGAGATGCTATTGGTTTGATGCGGGCGGTTCTAAACCTTGCGAGCGGATAAAGTCAAGTAGCTGTACAGTTCGGCAAACAATAGGCGAGGGCTGGCGCCTGTTCTTAGTCGATAACAAGTACATCCTATAACCCGTCTCGGTAATGCCAATTTCTACAGAAGCAGCAGTGATAGAGAGATTGTATTTGCTGCGATACTGTTCAATATCGTCGATTTGGTTCATGATGGTAACGTCCTCTAGTAGTGACGGCTACTGGCTGGAAAGTCCCCAATGTTCACAGCATTGGGGGCGCCTCAATTAAGACTGATATATTAACCAGACTTACTAAACAATGCTACCATGAGGTTACAGACCAGTAGCAAGTGCAGATGTGGAATCTTGATAAATTAATTGAATCCCTGAAGTTTAGGGACGCGCTGGACAAAATCATTGATAAGCGTCCTGGTGTTTCCCGTCTGCCGGCACAGCTATACTTACGACTTATTGTCGCGTCAATTGCTACCAACAAAGACATTAGTGGAGTCATCTCAACCGCGCTAGAGACTTATGCTATGCGAAATGAGCAAAAGCATTTTGACGAAATAAAGATAAAAGCTGCCGCCGCAGGAATGGAGTTAGAAGAGTTCTTGGCAGAAGAAGTTGTGCGGCGCATTAAAAAGGGCACCGACACGGATTAACCGATTCTCCTAGCTAATAGATAACGCACCTCTCTTAGAAAACAGAGGGGTGCGCGGTTGATTTAATGATTAATTTGATTTTAGTTCATGGCTATCTTGCACAGCCGTAAAGTTGTTTGATCTGTTTTTGAAATTACACTCAACGCTTATGCTATTCAGAGTATCAGAGTTAACAATACACCAAATTGATCAAAATAAAGCTGGATATGTCTACATGTTAGAAGCCCAAGGAACCAAAAGGCTCAAAATAGGGCGCTCTAGGAATCCGCTAGAAAGGAACCAGCGAATAAACTGTCAATCCCCGTATCCATTAAAAATTGTTGACTCCTTTTGGACTCCAGACTCTGCCGCAGACGAAAAGTATATACATGAAAAGTTAAGTAAATATAGGGTTTATGGTGAGTACTTTGAATTTGATAGAACTTTGGAGGATTTAGACGCTGATATTGAACTGTACAAAATCAGAAAATCCAAGCATGACCAAATAGGCTATCTTGAGTTTTTGATTAATTTTGTGTCTATTGATTGGTATATCGGTGCATCCCATACACTTACTTTTTTACATTTGTACGCAAGGCAGTTCTTGTCAGACGAGTATTGTAAGTATGGCGAAATGTCTTGCAAGGAAGATTGGGATATATCATCTATATACAAAAATGCCAAAAGCATAAGTGAGCTAAAGAAAGCTCATAAGTTTATATACGAGATATTACCAAAATACATGGAATCACAATGTCCATACACTTGCGACAATAAAACTCGTAAGCTTCTTATTCAGTCGCTGATTTTTGGTTACATAGAGAAACTGTGCCTAGACGTGACACAAGGATAGATGTTAGTGGAAGCTTAGAACCGTGCCATATTCATTCCAAGGTTAACCAAGTGGTTAAGGTTAAATTGCCGGAATCCCGGTGATAAGATTATTCAAAGATTGGTACGGCGCCTCAAAAGCTTATGAGTAAAAACATTAACTCCATAGAAGTACACGTAGAATATTTGTTCCACTACAAATGCGGCGCCTGCAATCAGTGGTGGACGATAGCCGACAAGCTGATAAAACTAGGCGTAGCTTGCCCAGATTGTAAAACGTTGCAAAATGTTGATAAAGTGATTGCCCATGCGGAGGCGCCTGTTGTTGATGAAATTGAGGGGGTAAGCAATGAAATTGCAGATAGGAAGCAAAGTTAGGTTTTGTACACATTCTCGCGCACCCAGAGAAGCGCTGATTATTGGGGAAGTTGATGATGGGCGGGAAGCCCCAAAGTGGATAGTGAATTGCGACAATAAAGACGTAATAGGCGCTGTTTTCTATAAAGAGTCAGAAGATAACAAACATTATAACTTTGGAAATAGAGCTTTTTGGATTGAGGGTAATGAGTGAAATTGTATTAGAAGGCTTATACAGCTATCCTAAGTCCGGCGCCACTTCAGGAGACAATAATTTGTTCTCGATTGCCACTTTCCATAGCTTCTTAATAGCGCCTGTTAAAATTGGTTGAAGCTCGTCGGAATTTCTACAAAACTGATATACGCCCTCTAAGTTTATGTTGTCAATTGCAAATAGCAACTCTTGTAGTTCGTCTCCCGTTAGCTCTATTTTGTACATCTGATTTTCTGGCGTTGTGGACATGGCAAATACAATACTCGGAGTCAGGGCTTGTACAATTTTAGCGGCGCCACCTTACCTTCGTATCAGAAGGTTAGTAATTAGAACATGTATACCTACATACTCTAAATCCGGCGCCGATTGGCTCAACATAAATAGTGACGCGCTCGAAGAAAGTAATCCCGGCGCCTCTAAATTCAACCTGCCAGCAGTTAGCAGATTCGTTCCAGGTCGTACTGATTAAGTCAAGGGCGCCTGCGTCGAATTCTTCTATCTTCAGTTTTGCGATTGTTTCAACTGTGGTCAGGTTGGTTTCGATTGGTGTTTGCAGCATATTGGAAAATCGCCACCTACTCATAAGTAGCGATTAGGTATTAAGTATCAGTTATTTCAGGTATTAATATACACCATTTATTTGGCGGCGCCAGTTAATAGCTTTATCTGCACGACCTTCTTATCCGAAGGCGATGAACCACCCCACCGCACAGGCGGATAGGGTTTCTTGTTTACTGTCTGGGTTCAGTCAGACCTAATAGTCGTACTATCAGACAAGCTAACAGTCGTACCTTTACGTGAATCAAGTCGTCAACATTGTACAGTATCCGTTTCCGGGTTGTTGCTGCTTGTACCGCCTTGGGACTACTTGAATCGGGGTGGTTTTGCATTCCACTCTCAACGGGGCAATTACCGTCTCAAAACTTTCATTCTGTACGCATACACTAATGTTGACGTATATCCTTGAAGATTTTACGTACCAAAGGAAACAGCTTTTTGCTGTATTTCTTGGTACAACGCCATATCTTCAGTTTTCAAGGTTCAGATGTTAGTATTGTATCACTTGATGCGGTACAGTACAATGGCGAAACCAAGCATTTTTATTACATTCCGTGTAGTTGAGGAGGAGAAAGAAATCTTGAAAAAGTACTGTGAGCAAACGGGGCGACAACAAAGTGATGTGCTTAGAGAGTTTATTCGTTCACTTGAAAAGAAGTTACAAAAGTAAGAGGCATTGAACCTCTGACTTTTGTGTGCTATCCATCCCCACCGTATGACGGATGGGGAATTCCGCAAGTCAGTTAAAAAATAAAAACGCTGCTATAGGTGAACAGCGCTCTTTTTTCATCAGGGTGCATCTATCCAGTTGATTATAAGCGCGCTTTTTCAAAATGCCAACTCGCGTCATGTGCCTAAGCAGCAAGCAAATTGCCTTTATCAAGTAGAGTCAAAACCTTCCCTTTTCTGATGCGTCCTTGGCTTTCAAGTAATTGGAATGAGCGCGTAACTGTAACGCGCGTTGCGCCAATACAAGAAGCGTACAAATCGTGAGGGGCTTTAGTAATTTCAATGCCTTCGCTGGTTACTTTGCCAATTTTTCGAGCTAAATATGTCAGCAAATTAAATAATCGCTCTTCAACTCTTGTGCCAGTTATGCACGTAGCAAAATCAAGTGTGTCGCTAACTTGAAGTATAGGCACTGAATCAAACGAGGCGCTTTTTAACCTCACGTTATCCAGGCAAAGTAACTCAAACTCCATGCTCGCAATAGATTTTGAAATAAAATCACCTTTGCTTAAAAAGCCGATGCATTTAAACGAATCTTTGTAGGGCGCCTCAATAGCTAAGGTGCCTTCAGTTACTTGCCAACTGCGTACTTGATGATATTGAATTAAATCTCTCTTCCGAAAACAGATTTCTAGCATAGCCATCACGGAGACACGTGAAATAAAGATATGCGCTCTATGTAAATGTGTCGAGCGTATATTTACCGACGTACTAAAAAAAACGTACATAACCAGTCTCGCGTTAGGTACGTTTGGCGCGCGAAGCTCGCCGGGTGGAAGATTCCGTCCGGCAGACTTCGCCTCAATCCGAAGCTATCAAGTCGCCGTAAAGTATTTCAAAAATATCTTAACATCTGGCGCCTCAAAGACAAAGCATGGCATGTCCGGCGCCGTGTCAACAATATGCACATCCTGAGCCCAGTTTTTGGTTCGTAGAAAGTTTAAGCAATCAAGCGCGCTCGCGAAGCCATTGTCTTTAATATATTTGACTGTCAGATGAGTCTTGCACCCAATTATTTTAGCAATTTCTTGACGGCGCCTTAACTCTAATTGCGTGTGACTATTTGTGCTAAGAAGCGCTTCACCTTTCTCTTTAAAAATATTGGATAACTGAACGTTGTTTTCTGCCTTTAATTTGTTACGCGCGCCGTATAGAAAACTATCTAAAGTCCTTAAAGTTATATGCATTTTCTTTGCGATTTGAAACGGGAAAAGCCCTTCTGAAATTAGCTTCGTTGCTTCAAATTCGCGCGGTGTTAAAGTTCCTAGCTCTAGCTTATGTTTGGCGATTTCCATATGTCGATAAAATCGCCCCTACAAGGGTAAAAGTAGTAGCGGCGAATTGTGTGTAATAAATATGAGTACAGGACGCACCTGTTTACACAAATGCGATTGTGTCAATATATCCTCAATTTCAAAGAGGCGCCACTTTTTTGACAACCCACCCAACCTGGCGCCCAACCTTACCGCAGCGCTCAATCCTAAAACTCCCATACCTACATCCCAAGAGGCGCGGCTTGAATCCAATCAATACTTCTATCTCTGATGTGGTTATTATCCAGCTCTTTGCTGCTATCTCTTCCAGTTGTTCGTATTTTTGAATGATTGAAGGCGCCTGTTGTTGCGCCATGAACAACCTTTCTAGTAAACCTAGAAGCGCTTCAAATGGTGGAGCCTCTTGTCTATCTATAACTGAACTAGACAAAGTAATCTTGTCTGGCTGGACAACTTGAGGACCATGAACAAAGTTATCAATTGTCCCCCCTCCCTTGATATGTTTGTCCAGTTGGTCCATCAGCGCTAAATCAGCGAAACTTATCTTTCCTCTCTCTGTCTGTCTGATTCTTAAGTCTTTTAGCCTGTCATATATAGTTTGGCGCGAATTTAAGCCATAGCGCGCGCATAGCTCAGATATATTGAAGTTGTCCATCGCTTGTCCAGTTGTTAACTAGACAAATTCTACAATGACTACGCGCGCTATAAAAATTGGGTGAAGTTTTAATTAGTTGCCTCTATCTAAAGGTAGAATTGTTGAATAACTATTAAGCGTTAAACGATGATATGGCGCCGATTACAAGCGAAGAGTTATTCTGGTTGGCGCAATCTAACGAGTGCGTCAACAGCAGCGACCTTGCTGCTTTGGTTAGATTGTTGCGCCAAGTTCGTGGCGCCGCAAAATTTGCATCCTCGCTGGATACCATCATTGTTTTGAGAAATGTTGATTTTGACGTAAGCTCTGCGATTCGTGAAAAACTCTGTTGTAGAATGCCGCTAATTTTAAATAGCGAGTGCGTGGCGGCGCTTCCCACAAAATAAGCGCACGTTTTTGAGGCGCGCGCTTATTTTTGGTTTGTGGATAGTAATTACACAGGAGCTTCTTCAGTAGGTGGCTCAACAGGAACAGGAAGAGATGCAGCCGCTAATTCGATTAACTGCTGAATTTTTGCGGTTGCCTCACCAACAACAGATGCGTTTGAAGCATCTTTTGCTACCAAATCAGTCGCTTCTTGTTTGGCTGCAACTAATTCGCTTTCGGTAACTTGCTTTGACTGAATCAGCTTAGTAACAATGTCAACTAGCTTAACAATAGCTTCAGCTTGTAAAACATTAGCTTGTTCTGTTTGAGACATAAAACCTCTGTGTTTATCGGGATATCACTAGCCAGTCTATGCGACTAAACCCTTGGTGACAAGAATCTAGTCCTTTTTAGTAATTCCCAGAAACCTTCTTATCCGAAGGTCAATACGCCTTCAGAAATAATTCAGCTTCAGCGAGTCGGCGCCTCCTTAGTCCAGCTTCAACGCGCGTGCCAGGATTGCGATACAAAACAAACACATTCTTGGCTCTATCCCAGGCTTTTTCATCAAGCATTTTCCGCATTGAATCAAAATTTCCAGTGAAATAGAATGAGGCGCCGAGATTAAAACAGAAACTAAGCAAGGCGCCTTGTTGATTGATGTTTAATTCATTCCACACTGGTATTTTTTGTAGTTGCGGCAAGTAGTCGCTCGTTAATTGGAAAATCAACAAATCATCAGCTTCTCGTCGAGTGATTTTATCTCCGAGCTTCCATTTACTGCCATCACGCTTTTTAGTTAAGCCCCAACCAATAGTAATCGGCTCGGCACCTGTTAATGGGTCGGGATAAGCTTCAAGATAACAACCTTCAAATTGTTTAATTAATTCTATTCCTGGTGATGGCAGCATTCAATTCTCCAACTTCGAGCCGTTAAGAATCGAAGTCCAAAAAACATAATTTTTGTTTTTTTGATAGCGCGCGTCGCTTTTAACAATGCTCATGAATTCTCTATGCCCAGAGCGCGATTGACCAACTAAGCAACCAGCAGAGGCGCCTTCAACAGTCTTCCAGTCGTAACCCCAGTGTTGGTTGACACCAATGCCAGTTTGAATAACAACTGGGTCATCGGTTCTCAATCCGTCTTTGTTTATATCACGATGACCGCGCAATTGACCAACGCGCAAGCCATTGTCAAGCTCCTCGCCAGCTTCCCAAAGTTGGACAAGCGCTTCATGGTCTTTATGTTTACCAACTACCCAAGCTTTGTACTGACCAAATGCAATACGAAAGGCGCCTTGTGCATTAAGTGGCTTAAGCGTGTACTTCCAGCCCGGTTCAGTTGTAGCTTTCCATGCGCCGAGTAATCTTGGTTTATCGTCGGTCACGTCATAAACTAACCGCACATCGTTCCATTCGTTCATGCGGTCGCCGTTGGCTTTGCCGTTTAAATCCACGCCTTCAATGTAGACAATATTAACTTCGCCTTCGGTGAAAACTTTATGGTTAAGTTTCTGCTGAGTCTTGATAATTCTGCTTAAGAAGTCTGTTCCAAGTTGCATGTTTGTACCTGTGCTTTATAACTCAGGATTCCATCAACTTCGTATCCGAAGCTAAAATAGATGCGCCAGCAACTATAGCAATGATAAAATGCCTAAATTTAGAAAGAAGCCTGTAGTAATCGAAGCTATGCAGTTTAGTGACTTAGATAGCTATTTAGAAATCCTGAAATGGATGAAAATTTGCGGCGACACTGTTGCTTTAGCGAACGAGGTTAAATACGTCACGCCTCTTATGTTAATCCCAACGCCTGAAGGTGTTATGGCGGCTAACCCTACTGATTGGATTATTAGGGGAGTAAAGAATGAATTCTATCCATGTAAGAATGACATTTTTCTTGCCACTTACGAGAAGTGCGATTAGAGCCGTGTATAATAATACTTACGCGCATGATGGAAGTTGTACAGCCTTTATAATTGTGGCTTCATGCCAAATTGTTGCTCTGATAGTACAGATAGCAGACAAAGGGTGGAACCGGAAGCCGTCCGATTAGAGCTTCGTCCAAGTGCAAGTCTTGGTGCGCGTTTTATTTACCTTCGGATAAGAAGGTGTTTTGTTTTCCTCAGTTTTTTATCCCGTAGATAAAGCAACCAAGTAATAAGCGCAGGCGCCGTGAACAGCAACAAAATTGCTGATGCTGATATATTGATTATCACTTGCTCACCTCCAATAACCTTCTGTTCACGTAGTGTCTCCAAAGGAGAATACGAAGGTGGTCTATGTTCATAAGAAGTCGGGCACACAGAAGTATCTTCTGATACCTCTATGGCACCTCGACATAGCTCGCGCTCAAAGTAATCACGGCGCCGCATCACTCTTCCTCCTCTCGTTCGTTGGTTTCTCGGCTAGTTTCTCGTCCAAAAAGCCTGCCCACAGCGGCAGTGATAGCATCAGTATTTAGTCCCAAGATTGAGGCGATAAAAACAACCGAGGGGATGAAAACATGCGCTGGCACTTCGCGCGTCGCAATTTTTATTTGCGGGTTCTTGTCGGCACCTACATATTCAACCTGTAAGTCGAGCGCTTGAAGACTAACAAGCGCAGTCAAAAAAATTGCAAAAAGATATGAATAACCTTTGCCAATGGTTACTATTTTTTTCTCACTTTTTTCATTCTCTTCCATCTCAAATGCCGATTGGTTCTGTTGTTAAAAATTCCCCAAATTCCTTGATAAGTAATTCTTCGGCTTTCTTCAATTGGCTTTCAGGCAAGCGCAACACAATGCTAATTAAGCGCTGCCTATTATTTCCATCGCTTGTGATTGGCGTAACAGGTGCCTCAGTGCGCTCGTATGTGACTTCACTTATAGGCGCCTTCACATCACCTAATTCCGACTTTGCAAAAGGATAATAACTACCATCGGGCAATTTACACTGATACAAGTCGCCTGATTTGATTTCGACTAGCTCTACTTCTTGACCGTAATATTCAGGAATGTCGGGAGAAATTACCTTGAATTTTTGCTCTGTGGTTGAGGCGCCGCCAGAACCTCTATAAGAATAGCTTTGCCCACCGCGCGTAACTTCCTTGACTTCAGACTTCTCAATCTCGCCGCTCTGTTCAAGTTTACGGCGCCAGTCGGTAATAGTTATATCAGCCACTCCGCAGTGACGAGCGATTTCTTTATTGCTTTTCAAATGCCCGTAAGGATGTTTTAATGCGCCTATTATCGCGCGTTGTTTATCCGCATTTGAGCGCTTTAATGCGTGGTGTTGGTTGACTGCAAAGCTGTGCCAAATGGCATCTTGTTGCGTACCTTGACGAATTTCAGCTTTGATTTTATCTAATCCGCGCCTGGTTGTGGCCGCTAATCGATGAAAGCCATCAGTTAACCAATAATTGCTTCCATCGAAATATAAAAGTATTGGGTCAAATGAGGCGCCGTCACCAAGAGCAAGCACTAAATCTTCAATGTGGTTTTCGTCTAATTCGGCGCGCGGTTGGGTACCACCATCGCGGCGGATATGGTGAATAGAAATTTCTATATAAGCTTCAGTGTTCATAATTACTTGATAAATAAGAATTTAATAAATATAGCGCCTCGGCTATAGTTGCCTCTATTGTTATAGTCGAGGTTTTTAGATTGTTAGCAATATATTGAATTGATTTGCCTTGGAAAAAGCGCTGTGTAATACAATATCTTTGTCTTGAGTCTAGCTTTGCTAAAGCTTCATAAACAGGCGAATTATCTTCAGTACGCGCCTCGTCAATCATTGGCTCATAAGGCAATTCATCCCAAGATACTTTAGCAGGCGCCGAATTTAGCGCCGTAATTTCCTTCCACTGCTCTTCATTAATGCCAAGCTTCTTAGCAATTTGCTCTTCTTTTAGTTCGCGCCCACTGGCTATAAATTGCTTACGAAGGCGCTTAACTTGCGCGAATTTTTCTAGGGCATGGCGCGGAACTTTTAAAGAAGGTACCTTATCACGTAAGTAGTGCTGTATTTCTCCTTCAATTTTTGGTACAGCAAAGGAGCTAAAGGCATTATTCAATTCAGGTTTGAAATTATCGCAGGCTTTCAATAGACCTATCCAACCAACTTGATATATATCGTCGTAAGGCTCATTGCATTTTTTAGTATATTTATGCGCGATTTTATGCACTAACTTCGCATTTTGTTCCGCAAACTTATTGCGCTTGCGTATTTTTATTGATGGCTGGGAATCCATAGCTTTTACAAATAAGAAATAAAATATTAATTACTTACAAGGTACGTGTGTTCTTGCCTTTTTAGTACTAGTGATAATACTTAAATAAATATGAAGAAATAGGGAAGAGACTCAACTCGTAATTCCCTGCGGCGCCGCTTGAAGAGAGGCAAGGTGGACAAGGGCGGAAGGTAGACAAGGAGGAGGTTTCTACCTTGTCTTCTTGTCTTCCTGTCTCCTGGTCTTTAGGTGCGGCGCCGTACACGCGCGCGTATTTGATTGCAAATTCAGGGTTTGCAATCATTGTCACTTTGTTTGTATACTCCTTTACCACATGGCAGTGTTCTCACCCCACACGGATACTTCAGGTTGAGCAAAGCAATAAACAACAGCATCTCCGCAATCAGGAGAGCGCCCAATCCGCTTTTTGATATCGTCTTTGGCTTCAACTTGAATATCGTTACCGGGTGTAATTTTCCAACGCGGCGCCGTTAAATCTGCCAGCAATTCTTTATCGGGTGGTAGTGCTATATTGTCGCCATGTTCAGGGTCAAGCGCTTCTCTCAGGCGCCAGTACCATTCCGCGCGCTTGTTTCTAAAGCCGAACTTGCCGCTGCGGTCGCGCTCGTTTGAACCGTCGCCACCTGAACAGGCGTACACATTTAAACCGCGCTCAACGCATCGGTCATAGGGTGAAGAACCAATGCCCGTTACGTCGATGCTGGCGTAAGCTTCGCCAAATAGGTTGACCGCTACCAAGTCAGCCACGGATTTACCATCAGGTGTTGACTTGCCTGCCTTTTTAATTAGCGTGTCAACATAGCGACCATAACGAGGCGCCAGTGTAGTTTTATCATTGCCTCCGCGCGCTGGGTCAACCCCCAAGGAAGTTAATGGTATTGAGGCGCCGCGCTCGTCAACTGGCTTTTGAGATGTCCAGCGCGCTTGTGCCGCTTCCACCCACTCAGTTGGTATTAGCTGCCACGGGTCATCTTCGATACCTGCCGAGAAGTCACCTTTGAGCATTTGGCTGCGTAAAGGTTCGGGCAACGATGCCAAAACCGACTTGTAATTGGTTTTAGCGTAGTAAGGATTGTCGTCAATCTTTGCTGGTATGAAGGTGCGACTACGCGGTTTAATCCACTCACCATTAATAAGTACTGGGTCGTCGTTTGGGACTTCGACATCTCGACCTTCGGGCGAATCGTCATCGCTAATTACAACAAACCAGCGCAATTCTCCAGGTATAGCAGGGTTGGGATGCTTAGGGTCTAACCACGGCGCCCAATATTCAATCACCCATCTACCTTCGGCTGTCGTTGGTGGGTTGCCAGTGGCTAAAGTACGCGCGCGCTGGTTCTCGTCAGCTGTACGGTTCCACCCTGAAAGAAACTTATACTGAAACTTTGAGAAATGGCAAATTTCATCAAAAATTTTTAAGTCGTGAGCGCGTCCTTGGTACTTCTCAACGTCCTCTTCGTATTGACAGGCGCCGAACTCTAATATTCTGCCATCATTTAGCGTCCAAGTCTTCTCGGTACTGTTATATTTACCGTGCTTTTTAATGATTTTCTTCGAGCGCTGGACTATGCCTTTAAGCTGCGGATACTCGCGCCGAAATATGATTGAATTCTGATGGGAAGTGAGCGCTAGACCAAGCGCGAGGTCGGTCTTACCCCCGTTAGTAGGGGTCTATTTAGAAGTGACAAATATGCTTAAATACAAGCAATAAAATATACCTAAAACGCCAGCAGCGCCTCCGTACAGTACTTCGTCCGAAAGCGAGGTGAATGCCATTGTTTGCGGGCCTGGTAACGGCGACCAGATGGGTTCGGACTGCGGTGGCGCTTTTTTCTTTGAACCCATCCATTTGTCTAGTTTATTTAATGTCTTATCTATGTTCTGCAAGGACTCCAGCATTTACCTTTTTACTCCATCTAGGATGTGGCATCCCTTTCTTGAATTGACCTTTGCTTTCATTTGTTGCTGCATAACTAGGTATTCCCTTTTCCCTGCGAACTCGCGCGATGACCTTTTTGCTAACACCTGCAATCTCTGCAAGTTTATAATCTGGCATTGTTCCAAGTTGCTCAACTATCTCATCACTGAGCGTTATTCTGTTCCATCCGGCAGGTATTTGAACAGGTTTGGGTTTATCGCTTCGAGTTGGGTATTGTCGTTTTAATCTGTTTTGTTCAATTCGTCTTAAGCGGTATTGGCGCTTCCTTTCTTTCATTTGCTTACAATGTTCTCTGTAAGGAGGTATGCCCATTTCGACACGAATTCTTTGTATTGTCGCGGCGCCGACACCAGCCATTTTCGCAACTTCCCTGTCAGGCAAAACTCCCATGAGTTCAATAATATTCTTTGGTAACTCCATGCGAGGATTCTCTTGAGGGCAAGGCGCAATACCTAGCGCTCTCCTCATTCTCGCAACAGCACTACGACTATGACCGACTTCCAACGCAACTTCAGGGTCTGACTTGGTTCCCAACTTGGAAATCATTTCTGGAGTCCAATTGATTTGATTTAATCCGACGGCGCCACCAACTCTTCCAGAGCAAACGTTAGTCAACTTACAAGTGAAGCCAAGGAAGTCAATCCATGCCTGTTCAGCGGTACATGCTTCTTCGTGCGTAGCGTTGTTAAGTGTCGCCAGAATACGCATTTCCGGCTTTGAGCCACGACTTATTATGTCGATTATTATTTTATTTCTGCTATTTCCTGAAGGCATAGCGCTCGCAATATGTAGAGCTAGCCTTGCTTTTGGGCGCGCTGTTCTGCCAACATAAAATATTTCATCATTCTTAGTTGGGTCTACCAGCGCGTAAATATAAATGGTATGATTCATGGTGGTTGTTTATTTCGTGTACAACTGTCCTAAATTCAAAGCTTTGACAGGAGTTGAATTTAGGATTAATAATATTTTCTCATTATTAATAACTTAAAACAAGCGCGCATTATTAATTTAAGCGCTATCTTCAAGAGGAAAGGAAAGTCCATGAGCCAAGCCAATGAGTACATCAAATTACTTAAAGAATGGAGCGCGCTAAACGAAGGGTTATTTATAGATAGTCAAGAAGTTTCTCTGAGTCTAGGTGGTGAGTCTATAACTACTTACGTCTTTGCTATGACTCCAGACATCCGGTTAAGGCTTTATGAAAATCTTGAACCAAATGCATCAGAAATTGGCTGGATACTTCAATTAATTATAGACGCGACGCAAAACTATAATTGTTCTTGGACAACGACGAATGATGACTGTCAAATACATGGAGGCGAACATATTTCTTTTCAAAGGCGCACAGGAAAGCCAATTCTAGCAATGCTCGCCGCATGGGTTAACTGGTTAAAACTGAAAAAAGGTATTATTAAAGTCTTGTAAGTTTAACTTAAATTGAATCCAGAAAAGACAATCCAAATAATCGGCGCCTAGCAATGATGCAAGAACATGAAGTTTTAACAGTTCAAAGTATTGTCGTAGATGACAAAGTGGTAGTGGCTGAAAGTTGGAAAGATGTATGTGCTATTTACACTCCGCAAAAAGCTAGAAGTAGAGCGCTTAACATTCTACGCGCCGCTGCATATGCTGAATCAGAGGCGTCTATCTTTAAAGCGATTACGGGCGTAGGTCAGCACAAAGGCTTTGGAGAAATCTCTAAAAAAGCGCTTTCAACAGCAGTTGAGGCTCTGGAAATAATTCGCAAAGAGAGACTGCCCTTGCCTGAAGATATACGAGCAATATTTGGGTTTAATACCAAGCTTCCACTTGTTGACCTAACTTGGAAAAAAGGACATAAAATATCTTTGCGCCTTGGAGAAGCTAAAAAGCACGCAATATCTTTACTTGAATGCGCCGAGTCGGTCGAAACGGACAGCTTTCTTCTAAAGCATTTAGAACGCGACGATTGGCAATATTTAATGGATGAGTTCAGGTTAGAAAGGCAGAAAAGCTGGACAGAAGGCTTAATTTAAGCGCTATCTTAGAGCTAATATATTTACTTTTAATCAAATGTTTCCAGTTAAAACGATAAGAATAAACGAAGGCGCCATCGATTATATCTTTACTGTTTACCAAGAAATAGAAGCGCCCTTGCCAAGTACAGATAAGCTTGAAAGCGCGCTTCTCACTGCTTTAAGGATGCTGTGGGGTAGTTATCGGCGCATTAATTTTTATGTTTTACATACGCCGAGAGGGTGGCGCCTGGTTTTTACTATTAGTCCTTGCTCGGAGTCTCGGTCGATTAGCACAAACCTTGTGATAAGCAGTACCGAATATATAACCACTGGAAGTAGCGAGCTAGGTGGAATTATTGCTGCATTTGTTAGTAGGTCAATTAATGAGCTTTTGGGTAATCAAAGATGGAAAATTACAAGAAGGGGAAACGGCGCCTATACTTACTTGGTTGAAGTAATTGGAGGGTTAGAGTACATAAGATTTGAAACTGACGACATCAGGACAGTAATAGAATATAGCGAAGTTTCTTTTAGCTGGAGACAGGCGCCAGTCAGAGAGCAAACCTGGATTGAAATAACCGCCACAATTGAGCCAAGCGCTTGTCAAGTATCGCACAACAACCTAGTAATTAATGGGCTTAAACTCGATGCATTTACACTTGGCTTCTTTAGCTATTCGCATGTAATCGGCTTCACAATTAAGCCAAATATAATCAGCGGCACTATAAGGCATGAACCGGGCGATATAATCACTTTTGAAACGGCGCCATTATCAGAGCGCGCGGTGTCACTTGAGAATGCGCCACTGTCAAGCTTTCCATTGAATCCAGAAGGCTTAAGCAACTTTGCGCCTTTCTCCCAAAAGAGCGCCATTGATAACAAATCATGCAAATACTTTAATGGAAGCGCCTATTTAAAATGCGCGGTCAACCCAAAAGGCGCTTGCGAAGGATGCAAAGACTACGAGCCTAATTCGAGCAATAAAACGAATACTTAGGATTTTGAAGTAAATCAGCAAAGTGCATTAATTCGCCAAACCAAGCGCAGTATTGCTGGCAAACCGTGACATCGGGATGGCGCCTTATCTGTAACATCTCCGGCATTTCCCCATCAAAATAATGCATCGGGATTGCAACGACCCCATCCCGGAATTGCATACTATCTTTAATACCGAAGCGACAAGTAGGGAAAAAGTCTAAGTAGTTTTTAATAAACTGGACGTATTGCGCGCCATTGAAATAGAAATAAAGCGAACTCATCTCTTCTAGGCGCCTGCTATAATCATCAACTACTTTACGGAATAGCGCGCGGTCAATATAAGGCGCATTGCTGTACGACCATTCATTACAAACATGCCAAAGCTGATGGTTAGTCCCAAAATTGTCCTCCGCCCAATCGCACAAGCCAAAAGGGTTTCTACACCAGTTCATTGATAGGATTTGCTCGTCTCCTTTGTAGAGCGCAATGTTCAAGCTCATGGTATATTTTTACTCTTCGGCAGCTAGTCTAGCATCTAACACCTGCTTGGTTAAATCAATGTCCATCAATACCTTTAAGGCGCCGACTATTGCCTTAATCGCTTCTGGGTCTGCTGGGTCAGAATGACTAGTTGCGTCTTTGACAAATTTTAAACCAGCCTGAATAGTGTCGGGTATCTCAGACGCCCAAGACTTTTCGCGCGCTTGCTTTTTGGATTTGAACAGCGCGAGTAGTTCTTCGTCCTCCTTCAGTCTGCTTCGCCACTCCTCAATACTTCTAGTGCTTACGTCCCACTTTTCTGCGGCTGCTTTGTCGCCTGAAAAAATGGCATCGACCAATGCGCCTGCTGCTCTTTCGTAATTAAAACTTCGGCTCATACTTTCCTACCTTCTGATACGAAGGTAGAATTCCGAGGTAAGTCGCGGGAAGTTGCGGGCGCCGTGTAGCTGTAATGTGGATTATTACGGGCACCGTGCGGTAGATTGTGGAAAATGCGAATAATTCCACATGGACACCTTAGAAGCAAAGCAATCCGTCTTGGAAATAGGGCAAGCCGCGTACACGGCATACAAGAAAGAAATGAATAAACCTTTGCCGGAGTGGGATGAGTTAAGCGAAGCCAGTAAATCCGCTTTTACTGCTGCCGGATGCGCTGGGTTTGGGATAGGGCTTTTGAAGCTGAAGGGGACATTTGTAATAAATCAATCCGTTACCAGGAAAGGAAGGCAGGTCAATGAATATTGAGAGACTAGGGCAAGTTGCTTATACGACTTATGGTGAAGGCGTAGGCAATAAAACCTTTAAAGGAAACCCGTGGCCGGATTGGTCAGATTTACCAGAGTTTGTTCAAGAAGCTTGGTGTCAAGCTGCCAAAGCCGTTATTGATTCTGTGGCGCCTGTATTTTCTGATAACAAAGAGGCAGGTCAATGAATACAGAAGCGCGCCTGGATACCATTAAGATTATTTGCCTCGCGGTTTTTCTGTCATTATTAGCGGCGCTCGTAAGGCACGGAAGCGCGGCAATTTTGTTTTGTATCATTGTCATGGTTTGCTTTGCGTGCCTCTGGCTTTGGCAATGGGAACGGCGCCTTCAAAAGCGCGCTAATTAAGCACATAACTGAGGTATTCGATAAAGCGGCTGCGCGCGACAACTTGAACAAACAATTAGAGGCGCCGGAAGACAACAATTAGACCATTGCCAGCGCAGGCGCCTTGCTTGATTCATGCTCGTGCAGGCGCCTTCTCCCAAGTTCGCAATATTCTTCTTCTCTCTCGAAAGCAATAAAGTTGCGCTCATTCTTCATGCAAGCCAGCGCGGTTGTTCCTGAACCGGAGAATGGGTCTAATACCAAGGCGCCTTCGTTTGTGTAAGTTAACACCAGCCAGCTAACTAAGTCTATGGGTTTACTTGTTGGGTGTCCCATTTTACTGACAGTTGGGTAATGTAGAACGCTGCGCGGATATCTGTCGCCGCTTTGATTGATTGTTGTTACGGGCTTAACGTTGCTGTAGTGATTGCTGCGCCCACTTTTCTTTGCAGCAGTGTACTTTTTACCAGGCGCCTTTTGTGGATTATATGTACTGCCGCGCCATTTCTCGCTAAACACCAAGACGTTTTCATGCGCGCGCAGTGGGCGCTTATTTGCATCGAGGAAACCCGCAGCAATTGTCTTTTCCCAGATTAATTCATAGCGGAACCAAGCGCGGTTTGACATTATCAAATCAGTAGCGAATGGTTGAGCCGCGAACATAACTACTAAGCTTGTTGGTTGCTTGAGAATGCGCTTTGCCTGCGCCCAAAATGCCGACCAATCAACAGGTTTATCCCACTTTAAATTAGTCGTTGCATAGGGGGGTCGGTGATGATGGCGTCTATTGATTTGTCGGGGATTTCGTTCATCAAGGCGAGCGCGTCACCCTTTACAATTTGATTAATCAAGGCTTTTTACTAACAACTTCGTAAATATTCTTCCTATGTTCGACAAGCTTGTTTTACTATTTTTAAACCCACTCGCGCCGCAAACAAATCAAGTTGAATACTTAACTTTACTTATTTTGTACTATTCAGCTTCTTCAAAAGAAGATAGTAAGCTGGCGACAATCCTTGATAAAGTGGTAAGCGCGCGCCATTCAAAAGAACACGGCGCCAGTAAAACATCCTTCACTAAAAACTTTCAAAGACTAGTTAAAAGCTATGGGTTGAAGTGGGCGCGCAAGTCCTGTCTAAACATGCTTGGTTTTTATCTACTTGAGAATCCCGACAACAAGCATCTGGACTTTTTGTACAAGCGCGTTGATTTTAAATTAGGCGCCTATTTTAAATGGGGTAGTTTTACATACGCTTGGTTCGATGAAAACCAAATCATGGCGGAAGTGGCGCCTTTAATTATTTGCGAGATTCCCGATAGATTTGTAAGAGTTGACTTTAGCGAGTTTTATTACGATGACTCTTGGGTACAGAGAGGTTTTTGCGCGGCTGAAAATATTGCATATGATTACGACTACAAGGGGAAATCTTTAGATATTTCCGTTGAGAGAGAAGGTCTAGAAGAGTACGGATTTGCGCGCTCGGAAGCAATACCTTTGAGGCGCCGAAGTCTCAATGGCAGTACAAAAGAGGACTTCTGGGAAGTTGTCAAGAATATAAAAGAGTTTGGCTTTTGGAATGCGTATAAATGGTGGGAGGGTTGCGAAGATTGGTACCAAGAGAAGCGCCCCGAATGGTTTGATGATAAGTTTTATGAGCGCGCGCGGTTGCATAAGGAAGAGTTGGAAGGCGGAGCGCGGCGCCTGCTATTTAAGCGTAATGCCGCGATAATTGATTCGTTTGTTTTGAAGCTCATATAACTATACTTATTTAAGCTATTAAACTAAATCCCTAAATATTTACTGCTAGAATCATTCGGATTACTGGCTAAATACGCATTGCTGATACTAATATTAGAGTGTCCAAGTGTATCACGAACTAAACTAATCGGCGCCCCTTTTAACAGAGAGTGTGAAGCATGTGAATGGCGGAAGCTATGGGCGCTTATTTTATCACTGGCACCGACTTTAGCCGAAGCTTTCTTAATAATTAAGTGTACCATTGTTCGGTCTAGCGCTCTACCATTCTTGCTTTTAAAAACTGGCTCATCGGCGCCGCTTTCTCCACGTAAATTATCGACCTCTACCCAAGTTGACAATGGGACTAAAACCGTTCGATGCTTGTTACCTTTACCCAGGATATTGACTTGAACTTCCCCATCTTCGCGCTCGTTGAAATCGCTCCATGCCAAGTGACACAGTTCAGAGACGCGCATACCAGTGGCATAGAGAAGGGTGATAAGCGCTTTGTCCCTAGGATTGTCGGCGCCTTTATTAATAATCTTCACTACGTCTATTTGTCTGATTGACTTACCCGCAACACTGTATTCAGCCTTGGGAATCCGCAGCGCGGCCGCAACATTAAAGCGTATGTAATTAAGCTTCGCCGCGAAGGTAAACAGTGACTTGACCGCGTTTAATTTACGCTTTAGTGTAGCTGGTTTAAGTCCCGCGTCCTGAAGGTGTAGCGCGTACTCTTGGAGGTTTTCAAGTACGATGCTGTTTAGCGACTTGTTGACGAAGCTCGTAAATCGCTTGATGTCGCGCATGTATTCCTGCTGGGTCAAATTTGGGCGCCCGTGCAGCCACATCTCTATAAGTTTTTGGTCGGTTGATACGCGCGAAAGTGAGTTATTCATAATCTCAAATTTCCCGTCATCATCAAAACCAGGCTTTTGTAGAGCACGCGCCAACCCATTGATTAACAAACGCTCACGACTTCCTTGACATCCTTGATTGAATAATGCCATACTCTATTCAAACAAGGAGAATTTTTTTATGCATCAAGAATTTCACAATTGGTTAAAAGTCCAAGACTTTCACCCTAATTACCCCGACGCTTTTAAGGTATTTGATTTTGCACAACAATTTCCAACTTTGGTAAAGCTGCCATCTCAAGATGTCAATAACTGCGCTACGTATAATCGCGCTGCGTGGCTATACTCTCAATACGAAAGCAAGAGAGGTTATTTCCTAAAACTTGATTTTTGGAGTTTATGTCGCCAATGGAGAAGTCAATTCGGTAAAGAGTGGAAAGAGATGTTTAGAGAAGGATATAAAAGAGGAAAGTATTTTAGCGGGAATTGGTATCCCATGCTTTTAACATTGGAAGATAAAAAAAATCCAAGCGACTATGGTTTTGCTCTTGGCAGAAATACAACTGTATGGGAAAGAAGATAGTTGTGAATCAAAAATCCAAGCGCGGAGGCGCCCGCAGAGGCACTGGACCAAAACCCAAG